CTCGGATACCAGCGCTCTTCTTTCACCGAGATATAGCCATCGGCTTTGAGTTCCTTTACATTATGGTAAAGCCGGTAATTAGTCCTACCGGCAAAAACAGAATAAATACTACATCCCGGTGATTGTATAATTTTTTTGAGTATGGTCGCTTTGCCGACCGCACTATTTTCTCTCCATACTCCCATACATCCCCCTTTTTTGTAATAGTTGCTTATATTTCTTTATGTAATATACAGCCTTTTTATCATACCGAACATCTTTGTGCAATCTGTGTATTCTATTGAGAACATCCCGAATTATGGCTTCATTCATTCTTCGTACTCCTCAAACGATCTTCTAAGAATGGATTCAACTGTTTCTTCAGGAAGATTATGTTCTTCGGCAAGAATTTGAACCTTGGTTCTTTTCAACGGACTGGATATATACTTCCAAGAATAAATTACTACAGATTCTTCATCTTGTAATTCGGAAAGAGAATCCGTAACGAAATGCTTATCTTTGTGATGTCCAATATACCGCAGAACACCATCCTCATTTTTGGCCTTCTCTGCATCAGCTTCACTAAAATTACTCACTCCTACCAAATCCCAAAACTTGACTAATTTTTGATTTCCAGGAATAAATGGAGGATTGTTTGCTACAGCAACAGTCTTTTGTATGAACAATGTTACCGTATTAATCGCCATTTCTATTCCTAATCTGTCAGCAGCATTTGCTCTGTTCCTGAGCAGTTCCAATTCCTTAATCAAACTGTCTGCATTAATGTTCATTCGTTTCTCCTTTGTGCTTCTTCCCATCTGGTTTTTCTTAAATCTTGTAATTCCTCATAAGATTTGCCAAGTCTTTCTTTTTTGGAAAGAAAAACTTCATCCCATGGATGGGATTTTCTTATCACGCTATTGCTGGCTCGGTAACTGTGATTACCAGAAAACGGAATATCCAGCATTCCCGAAAACAACATTGTTGACATCATTTGGATGTATTTTTTCATTCAAAAAACCTCCTATTCTGTCTATTCCAAGGCGCAAGAACAAACTAAATCTGGACCCCAAAGCTTGTTATATCTCTTTACGAAATCCAAACATATTTACTCCTTTTTTCCAATTAATAGGAAATTACCTCTAATGTAAAATTCTGTTGTTGAATCTTCAAAATTACTAGGAATTGGATTATACGTAGTAACAACAGGATGTTGACAAAAATGCCTAACTCCAATATCTATAAAATACACAGATAGCCAAGTTTCGATACTATATGTCATTGAATACGGAGTAAACCATGGTTCTGAATTTATAGGTAGTTGCATGTCAGTGCGAACAGCGCCTTTTATGTGCCAGAAATTCCACATTTGTGCATGAATATCTATATCGGCATACACAGAATTAGCCGGAGGAAAATAATATGCGTCCTGAATTCTGGTACCGCCTGTTCCAATAAATCCGGTTTCCAAAGTTAATAATAATAATAACCAATTCATACTTTTCTCCTTATAAGACTATACCCAGGGAGTACCGTTGCGGGTTAAATGTCGAGTGATCGACACCCAATAATTATACCTTCCTTATCCCGTTGTACCCCAGCAGGTACAACTAAATCAGCTCTGGCAGGTAACGCTGATTTAATTATCTGAGACACTATCAATAGTGTCCCTTCCACTGCGTCGGGAAGCCCAGTGGGTTCTCCGAATACCGTCCGCGTCAGCGGAATACCGTCGACATCCCCTACGGACACGGTACTCGCACTGAGACGAGCAAGCCCAGTAGAATCAATAGTGCGAACAACAATTCCTTCATCCGATAGAATATGTATTGGATGTGGAGTTAAGTTGATAATTTTCATTATTTGCGTCTCCTTTTTGAAGGAAGGAATTAATTTCCTCCGCATACAGCACAATCGAAACCTGTACGTACATTTGTCGTGTCTGTACCGCAATAAAAACATATATCCCTGCCTGCTGGCACATCCGGGTGTACACGTCGATAATAACCAGTTACAACCTCAGTCTCTTCTTCTCCGTTCGAGAAGACACGCCATGTACGCAGCGCATCTCGGTGTTGCAACAACCCAGGACCGCTCTTCCAGTCGCCTACCGGACCGATCAAAACCTGCTCTGCTTCCAGAGAATCAAGATTACCGAGATTTCCTGTAACTGTGTTGCCGGAATAGCAACGATATCTGTATATTGTATCCATTATTTTACTCCTTAACTTAAATTCATAGTATCACACTATTACAAACGTGTCAAGCTGTTTTTATTTGTTTCAAAATTTTTTCTCTCATAAATTTGCTACAATACAAAAAATAATTCCCCACACTAGTCACGTTGGGTAAGTCCAGTGACGTAAGGGATTCGTTGCAGTACAAAAAATAATTCCCAACACTAGTCACATTAGGTAAGTTTATTGACGTGAGGGAATTGTTGTGGAACAGAAACCCATTCCCAACACTAGTCACGTTGGGTAAGTCCAGTGACGTAAGGGAATTGTTGTAATACAAAAAATCAACCCCAACACTAGTCACGTTGGGTAAGTTTATTGACGTGAGGGATTTATTGCTATGCAAAAACCAATCCCCAATACTTTCTAATTTGTTATCTGAAACATTAATAATTTTCATTTGAACACCTTATCATGCTATCGGCCACTTGTCAAGATATTCAGAACGAGGTCTGGTAGGGGGCTTTTCAAGAAAAGTCCATCCTCCGTCCTCATATACGTACCGACAATTAAAAACCGGATCAATCGAGTATTCATCCTTATAAATAGGAAATCCTGTAAATTCTCCAGCTTGAACAGCTTCGTATATATTTTGAGTTATTACATCTCCACAAGAGTAATACGTTATATAAATATGATTCATTTTTCCTCCTATGTTCGATTTTCGTAACAGTAATCATACCTGTTGTCTCCTTGTATTCGCTTTTCTCTTAACACCTTAACACAGTATGATACTACTGTCAAGTATTTTCTTAAAAAACTTTCGACTATAGCACTATTATTCCTGTAATGGCTGTGCTACAATTATACCGATAAAAGGTAAGCACAAATGAACGAAACAAACAAGAATACTCATATTTCGCATAATGGACATTCTATATACAAATACCAAAACCAAGATACATGCCAGCCAGCAACTCACTCGCCTCGATTTTTGCCTCGATCGATTTTGGACATTTTCCCCTACTTCCTGGACGGTTTTTTGAACACAAAAAAATCCTACCCGGTTAGGTAGGATTCGTACATAAAATTATAAAACTTTTTAACAAAATCAAAAACTATATTTTCTAATCCAGTAAGTAATCGCCAAGATTTCGTAATCTACTATTTACAGTTAGCACGGAAGTACCAAAATAATCTGCAATTTGTTGAACTGTGTATCCTTGATTGTTCAAATCTTTAACAGCCCATCGAGGAAGTAGAAAAGACAAAGCAAATTGATTAGCTTCGTATTCCTGTTCATTATACTTTGTTGCACTGACATCACGAGAAAACATACTATCTATCCATCGCTTTTCCTTACCTGCTTGGTGCAAAATCATATGTCCTAAAACATGCGCCAGAACAAAATTATTATCATCTCGCTTCGAAATGACAGGAAGTGCTATCACGAATGTATATCCCGTCAATTCAACCATTGCCGTAGCATCTACGTCTCCAGGAATAGCCTCGTAAGTAATGGTTCCTCCTAAACGAGAAATTACATCAGACATAACTAAACCGTCTTTGGTATCATATCCCAGTAGCTCTCGTGTCTGTTTTGATATATCCTCAATCTTTCTTTTCTTGACTATATCCATAATATCCTACTTCTTTTTGATCCTTATACTCCTCCTATACCCCACCGGGTATACTCTCCTTAAATTAGGAAAGTATCATACCTTTTCGGGTATAATTAAGGTCGATACATTCTCACTTCAGTACACCCTCTTTCGTCGTCCCACAGCCTAGCCTGTGCTTCTCTCATACTGTGATACCCGTTATCACTATGCCACTGATCTGCCGGTGCCAATGAAGGTAAAAACACGATTTTTACTCCGTTTTTACTGTATGAACTTCTGGCCATTTCTTCATGATGGTGCAGATGTCCTACATGGATCTCTCTGAACTTAGCCTTAGCCCACATTTCAGGTTCACAAGTAGCGAATTCAAATATCAACTTATCTGGTTTTTGTTTGTCAATGTGAACCATCCTTATAGCGTAGTTTCCTCTGGCAAAGTTTTTCGCCTTCTTAGGACTACTATCTATAGTTACTGTAGGAATGTTTCTGTATCGTTGTTCAATAGCTTTACCTAAAAGATACGTAGACAACCTGTCATGGTTTCCTGTAATAACAGGAACATGGACAGGTGCTAACAAAATCAAACGATCAATAACAGCGAAAACAGCAGACAATCCTGTTTCTATAGCTAAATAAGGATCTGTATTCCATTGAGGTGTTCCTGCTGTTGTAGTACTATTGAGATTATCGATATTTAAAAAATCTTCACCAAAAGGAAACAAAATCATCCCGAGTTCCCCAGATTGAAAACCTTTAGTCAAATTATTAACAGCATCCAAATACACATCTTTGGCTTCTTGTGGTCCGTAATTTTGATCATGTTCCACTGATTCAGAGTAAATAATCTGGCCCATATGAAGATCTGGTACAGATATTTCTAGTACCTTATTAGAGTAATTTTTAGGTTCATATTTGATTTTTGGAGGGATATAATCTTTTGTTATCTCTAAAAAGATTTCACCAAACCGGGTGATATCTATTTCTTTTTCTATTGGTTCGAATTCTACTTTGACTTGTTTGTTGGGGTTAGTAGTACTTCCCCAAGTATTAGTTGTAAGTTTTTTAATTTGGAAACGATCTTCAGGTACATCGTGAAAAGACAAACTATCTTGTAACGACTCGACTTCATGGCTTTCTGTTATTTCTTTCTTAGGTTCTCCTGAAATCTTTTCATCTATATCCGCAATTATTTTTCGAACTTGCCTTGGATACCATTCTAACGACAATTCCGATCCGGTTTCTTTTTTGAACAATTCATAATTCTGCATTGTCCAATCTCTGCCTTTACTAGTGAGTGACTGCCGTATCCAGTCGTTGCCGGATATTTGTACCATTCAGTATCCTTTCTTTTTCAGAACCCCGGTAATGTACCGGGGTTCTGTATTGTTTACGTGATAGCTATAGCTTTTGGTTTTCTATTTTCATTCACAGGAATTTCAACGATCAGCACGCCTTCGTTCCACTTCGTGGAAGCTTTGTCAATATCGTATTTGTCTCCATCCACAACGTATTTATACTTTCCAGATGTGGACTGTTTTATGCCTGTTCTAACAAGTTTCCATTCTTGAGTTTTTGTTTCTTCATCTTTGGCTATTTTAAGAACCAAATTCCCATCTTTGTAAGACAACGAAATATTTTCCTTTTTAATACCAGCCAAAGCATATTCAAACTTCAATGCTCCTGTTTCTACGTGAATAGAAACATTAAAAGGCGGAAACGTGTTTGTCACATTTGCCCACGGATTACCGTTATCCTGAATATACGTATCAATTATTTTCAACGTATAAAGAGGACGAGAAAAATCAACAAACGGAACAGATCCCCCTGCGCTTATCCTGTTACCCTCATAAGGAACATCAGGGATACAACCAAGAATATCCGAAAACCATGTCGAAGTGCTATTCGACCCAGAAATAGTAGAGTGTTTCATATGAACACCTCCGAAAAATAGTTATTCCCTCATACGAGGCGAATTGTGTTTTACGTGCAAGAGCATTCTCGCACGGTTTATTATATCATGTTTTTGATGTATTTTTCTTTCACGATATGGCCAAGCTGGGATTCGAACCCAGAACACTTAGATTCTAAATCTAAAATCTCTACCGATTGGATTACTTGGCCTTTTCTTAGAAATTTGTCAACCCTATTACCACTGAAAATCAAATAATTTATTTAGCAGTAGGCATTTATTTTGTTATTTTGAAACCATTTTGTCCTGGAATATGTACCATTTTCCGGACAAAAAACCACCCTCGCAAGGACTTGAACCTCGACCAGCAGATCCAAATTCTGCCGTGCTACCATTACACCACAAGGGTAGAGTGCGTTTTATGGTGCTCCGACAACATCCTTAAAATAAGCTTTGAACATTTCAGTTACTTCTTCAAACGAACCATACGGACCGTAAAGATCATAAATTTCATTTTCGAAGTACCACCCCGCTATATACTTTTCACCCCAAGCTGTTACTTTTTCCTTCTTAAAGCAATAAATATACTTATGAACTTTTCCATCCTTATCAACATAATAAGAATCACTGGAATCGGCTTTATCAGTTACCATAGTTTTCACAATATACTACTTCCTTTTGCATTAGTTAGTCTATAATCAAGCTCTTCAGAATAATACTCAACCATGTCCATCAAATCTTCAGGACAATAAACATACATCAACGATAACGCATCCTGTACTACAGAAGCTTCTTTGTGCGTAAGACCGGAAGATGCTATAGATTTCCATATTTCTGCTAACTGTTCAATACAATATTTTCTATCTTGATAAACATGTTCACTCATTAGTTTTATCTTCTTCTCCATAATGAAGAAGCACTTCCGTTAAGCCAATTTCTTTGGCTCTTTTGAAATTACTTCCGCCGTCTGTTACGAATCTTTCTAGTTCTAATTTATAAACTAATCGAAGTGTTTTCGTAGCTCCTAAATTCTGATACATCTTATAAAAGCGTTCTGCTTCATTTATACAAACCATTCTTTCTTCGTAACTAAAAGGATAAACAGGAAACTTCAATGTGTATCGTGTTGGCGTAAGAGTCAATCTAATATTTGTAATTCCTTCTTTGGTAAGGACTTCCATCGTTGTGGCTCCTTTTTAAAAGGAGACTTTCAAACAATAAATGTTTGTAAAGTAACAGATATCGGTTTTCCATTGCCAAACATTTCTATTGCGGTAAAAAGATCTATACTCATGACACCAACACTCGTTACCTTAGTAAATTCTTTAATGATTTCTAATATTTTAGATTCTGTTTCTTTTTTCATAACTCTCACTTCATTAATCGTAAGTAGCATCGTCTCCTCCTGTGTTCATTTCCAAAACTATTTGTGCTAATCTGTTTATTATCAAATATACGGTTTGCTCTGGTTGCAACATTTTTTACTTCAGCCCCAAACTGTGGGTGATCATAAAAAACAGAGCCATAAACTACTTCACCGTAAAGCACATAGCAGGGACAGGACTCGAACCTGCAACCTTCGGGATATGAGCCCGACGAGCTAACCAATTGCTCTACCCTGCTAAAACCATCATTTTGTAAAAATTAGTTTTAACCACCAAGTGTATCAACTATGCTACGGAACAAAGATAGCACAACACTTGTCCACAATAAACTAACAATATAATAAGGCGTCACGTAATCCTTATCTAATATCGACAAGAAAACATTGATTACAGCAATAATCAGTGCTACAATCCTAATAACAACCCATACAATATCTAATACACCCATACGCCCTCCTTAACAAATTTTAAAAAAGCAAAACCTTTTGCCTTTTCTCATATAACCAACGTCCATAATCGAACTGGTATCCTACGCAACCGCAGAACATACCCCAAGCCTGTTTACCGGGCTCTCGAAGGTTTCAGTCTTTCCCGATGTCATCGGCTCTTCTCCGTGATTGCGCTGACACGAAAAAAAGTGTTCGATTATACCGTTTTGTTTTGTTTCAGCTCTCATCTTCTAATGGATTAGCTCTCCAGTCTAAACGGTTTGACTGATTGACCATCGTCCTGCGCGACCAGGATACTCAGCTACGATCAGCAGTGTGAACAATAGCGTCCTATTGTCGAGTAGCATCAGTTACCACACCACGTTGTACCGTGTGTACCACCACATACTTGTGGTCTCGATGATTCTTGGTCTTTCCCAAGTGTTAGCGCCGGGCAGGATTCGAACCTGCAACGTTTCTCGTGTAACGGATTTACAGTCCGCCCCCTTCACCATTTGGATACCGACGCATATTTTATTCAATAATTGGTTTTTAAAACCAACCACATCCACAGAAAACAGGTAGAGTTTCTACCACAATTTTTCTGCTTCAGTGGTTAATTTCCGTTCCGGCCTTGCGTAGCCATGCCCCGCCTATCCTTGTCTTGTCCGGCCCCGCCATGCGTAGCCATGCCCCGCCTGCCTCGTATCGCCACGCCGTGCCTTACCCAGCCGATCCGCGCCTGCCTTGTGTCGCCACGCCTTTCCGGTCCGTGCCTTACCCTGCCTGCCGTGTACTAAAACTTAAAAACTTTTACCCTGTAGTCTTGATCTTATCTCGAACTTTTTCGATAACACTTGTCACCATTTTGATTTCGTCACCAAGACCTAACACTTCAGCAACACCTCTTGCTCTGTTTATTGCTGCATCGGCTCGATCAATTTCCATCATCAATGCACTAATTGCGCGATCTCGATCGTTTCGAAGATCCGCAGCTCGCGCATATCCTTGCTGGTTTCCTCCAACATCAGGGCTACGAACAAACTCAGGTAAAATCTTTCCTTTCGGACTAAAAGAAACCGTTTCGTATGTAACCAAAATTCTTACTCCGCGAATAATACGACGAGCTGTTTCCCGCCAAGCCTGCATAGCAGCCTGATTAACATCCCAATTAAATTGACTGTGCAACGGAGAATTTTCCTGTTTTGCATCAGCAATTACAATATCAGGCGTTATTCTGCCATGTTGGTTGTATAATTCACGAATCCTATTTTCAACCAAAAGCCTTTGATCCACTAAACCACCCCCTTGAAACCTCTCTTATCTACTTCACCTACAAACCACGAAAGAAGTTCTTCTGTTTCTTCGTCATACGGTTCTGCTCTGTCCATTCCTGCAATCTGGACATCTCGTCCACCTTCAGACATAATCTTTTGAAAACGAATATCTTCAGGATCTACGATTTCAAACTGTCCATACGTACCTGATCCCTTTTCTGGCCTCCAATCGCCTACTCCTTGGATAAGACCTGCGGCAGAAAAAAGGTTAAAAACGACTGTTTCCTTCAAAATCGGTGTAGGGAAAGCAACTGTTACCTTTGCTGCCCATTCGGGTACAATACAACGAGTACGGACATCCGGTGTTCGAGCCATGTCAGAACTTCGAGTAATACTCATAAAAAGCTTAGGAATTCCATAAATTCCAATCTTTTCCCCTTCAACCCACATAAGACGAGACATTTGTGCCTTCTTAGCGCCAGGGATATCCAATGCTGCGCTGGCGATTGATCGCTTAAACGCTGTTGACAAATGTGCCAAAAGGGTCGGCGCTGTTTCATCCTTGAGAATATAAGGAGAAGAACGGAATTCCTCAAACGGATTGTGCTTCAGTCCTGAAGCCTTTTCAGCAGAGGTCTTTCTACCAGACGGCATCAACAACTGGTGTCGAGCCTTTTCCGCAAGTCGATTAAGAATAATCGGTGTACGACCGAGAACGCAAAAATCAACTCGGGCCATGTTGATTTCCATCGAAACAATTTCTGTCTGATCTTTTGTAGCCACTGCTACCTCCTATTTTTGTAACTCCATATGAAGTTAATTTGCAACAACTTACATTATTCCCAAACATAAGTCAAGCTGTTTCGGATTTTTCTATAAAAACTATTTCAAAGAGCCTGAAGCACAACGTAAAAATTCATTCGTACCTTACAATAGTACATTTTTTATTGGAATTCCGTGTGCTTCGTTGCTCTTGGAATAATGTAAACACAGTTTATCATGAATCAGAATTGTTGTCAAGTCCTTTTAGAATAATAAAGCTCATTATTGTATCAATCTTACGAAACAATTGATCTCGGGAACCTGAATTATCTACTATAAAATCTCCCATAATACGATCTGCTTCTTTTTCTGATGGATGGTCATCTGTTTCATCCCCTCGTCCAATCATTTTTATTATATATCCACCTCTTTTTCCAATTTCCGAAACCTCAGTATCAGGAAATCGAACATCGGATATTGATATATTCTGACCTTGGTAGTCTTTGAATAATCTTTTTACCCATAGAGTCCTTCCTGTTTCCTTTTCGAATTCAGGATATACAGCAGGCAAGAGCTTCTGCGCCCACTCAGTACCTATATTCTGTGCAATTTGCCTAGGGGATATTCCATAGAACGGATCAATTTGTTCCTTTAGTACCTCGTCTTCAAAAATAGATATATCCCATCCGAATGCAATACATGCCATTTGTTTTATAGGATGTGCAAAAGATGTTTGTTTATAATCATACTTTGCTTCCAAATACGATGCTACGGTGTTTTTACCGGATCTTTTTCGGCCTGCTATTCCTACAATCAAGCTCTTCCTCCTGAATCATTTGATCTGTCACATAAAATAATTTATCATCGTCGTCCTCGGCCAATGTCGGAGTGGCTATTGTTAACTCTCTGACGATCCAACTAATATAGGAGCTTCTTCGTCCCGTCAATCTGGATAACTCATCTTCAGTAATGAATGGATGCAGTTCAATTGCTGTTTGAACCTCCTTCATGAGTTTTTCCTTCGTTACGCAAAAAAATTCCTGTAGAAATGAGATGTCCTCATCGTTCACAATATTATCTTTCCCAAAGCCAAACCTATTGCAAACTCTTTTTACTTCTCGATACTTTCTATTGAGGTCTTTTGCGACATGGTGAATATTCATTGTAACCTCTATCGTATATTTATTCATAATTATTATAGCACAAAAAAATAATCTTGTCAAGTCACAAATTAGACATTTTTTAATATTGACTTTTTTTTATGGCTGTGCTATAATTACAGTGGACAATTCTATCTTTCGGAGGAACTATGAGAGAAAAAAGAAAGGCACTAAAGCAGGGAGAAGTTAACCTATTTAGTCCTGAGCAGTATGTATTTGAAGAAATGGAAGAAAATATCTGGGAACACCAATTTAACGTGTCTTCTCATTATTTCAATGAGGAAATCGCAATTAAATACGGAATAGTCGAAGCAGTAATTTTACAATCTATTGCTTTTTGGATCAAAGAAAACAAGAAAAAATCAATAAACTTTCACCACGGTCTCACTTGGACCTATAATTCGGTCAAGGAGATGAAAGAAAAAAGACACAAATATCTGACAGAAGACCAAATCAGGTACGCCCTGGAGGGCCTTGTAAACAAAGGGGTACTCATAAAGGCCAATCTGAACTCCTGGGCAGCAGACAGAACTCTCTGGTATACGATTATTGATCCATATGTGAGATCCGCTTTTGGACTGCCTTCTTATGCCTTATCTTGCTTCGATTTTCCCATTTGGGAAAAGACGAAATCCCATTTGGGAAAATCCATAAATGGGGATTCCCATTCCGTAAATTCCCAAATGGATTTGGGAAAATCCACAAATGGATTTGGGAAAATCCACAAAGCAATACCAGTTAATAGTAACAAGTTAATAGACAGTCAGATACTAGTATCAATTATTTATCTAAAGATAAATAATTCATCAAGCCCAGATTACCCGCTACCGCAGGTAATCCAGGAACCGGATTCAGGAGTCGCTATCGCTCCGCCTGAACCGTTCCCTGTGTTAACTTCGTCGTCTTCGACTGATTCAAAAAAGCAAAAAGAAACATTATTCGAAACATCAGAAACAATATCTTCCCTGCCTATTAAAAATAATAAACCAATATTCGGCTCGGCGTTGCCCCCGGCTCGGCCCTCGCTTGTTACGTCACCGAATAAAAAGCTTGTCAAACTAACAACCCGAGAAGCTTTGTTTATTCCTGTCATAGAATTTTGGAACAAGAAAGCTTCAGAACTCAAAGAGGACAAAATCAATACTCCTGGAATGTATGGTGGATGTCCGAATGTATCCGTTATGAAAATTGATAATTCTGGATTTGCGTCAAAAAGCGCAAAAAGCGTTCTTCAGAAAATGGTTCTGTTGGATGCTGGTACCTTTTTCCAACAATACAAAACCATTACCCGATGCACGCAACTTCCTGCATTGCGCCACAACACTAAACAAGGATCGTTTACTGAGTCAAAATACAACATTGATGCTATTTTGATGGTTTTGGAAGCTTACTGGCTGAATTATAGCCCTGAGTACATGCCTATTAGCAAATCTGCCTTAGCCACAACTATCCATGAGTTCTTTGGTCCAGGAAACGGAGGGAAAAACCAAGATCACAACACCACATCATGGTTCTACGAGACCCTTCATCGTCCTGCCGTAAGAAACACAATAGGCGCAAATGGTCTGGAAAGAGTTAAGCAGGATTTCAAAGATGAGATAACCAAGATTCATTCTATTTGCGAGGATCTGAAAATTCAACAGCGTAAGCATGTTGCAGAAGAAGTTGTAGCGAGTTTATTCGATGAGTACAACAGGGTAAACAGAATTCTAAGTCCGTTGTACATTGATACAGGTTTGAACAATGAGTATGTTCATGCTTTTGGGAATTTCAAAACATATCTGAACGGATTTATTTCTTTCACTTTGTCCCATTTTGATAAAGTATGGGCTTCACACTTTAGACCGGAAAGGCCTACTTACAGGGAACAATTCAAATCCGCTGTCATGACCAAATACGGGTTTAACATTTTACCAAATAACTTGGAAGTAAAAAAGCTTGCCCTTGTACGATCTCAGATATTAATCAATCGCGGATGGAAAAACGAAGAAGACCAGATGTATGTTGATGGTGAAGTTTCAGGCTATTTTGTTGATGAAGGTTCGATGATAGAGACCGGGAAAATTATTCCTTGGTGGAAACTGGCATCTATTGGGTAATATATAATCACAGACAAAAGAATGAATCCTGTTTTCTGCTTCATATAGCCCCGTGGTGAGGCTTTACAGGATATTTTAGAGTATGGATACCACTTAGAAAAAACAGGCTCCTAAAAAGCCTGTTTTATGAGTTAGTTATTTTTCAAATACGGCTTGACATAATGTTTGTGGTGTGTTATTATGTTTTTGAAATCAGGAGGCAACATGACTGAAATAGCGCAAATCAACAGTGCCAATGTGAGCCAACTAACTCAGGAGCAAATTCAGTATGTAATGAATGTATTGAAATTTGAGGAAGCGAAAGCAAATGTGAAAAAATCATTAGTTAAGCAGGACATGGATATGAGAGCCTTGCTGGATACGTTCCTTGCTCAAAAAAGCATTAATACTCAGAAAACGTATCGACCAATTATTCTTGATTTTCTGAACAACGTGTCTCATGTTGTGGATATTACCCCTGTGTTTGTGGATCAGTATATCGAAGAGTTGACAACAAGGTTCTCACCGGCAACAGTGAGATTAAAGATTTCTGCCTTGAGTAGTTTTGTTTCCAAGATCGTTAGGTGGCAGTACTTGGATCGAAATCCGTTTATTGGATGTGAGTTGCCCAAAGATGAAAACACTGAAGTGGTGGTTCCGACACAAGAAGAAGTGGTTGCCATATTGGATTACGCTCAAGTTGCTGATAGAAAAATAGTTTTTGATTCGGTTACCCTGATGTCTGAGCTTGGTGTGCGGGTCGGTGCAATAGAAAAATTGTTCATAGATGTGGAAAAATTGGTATTCGAAAGTGAATCTAAAGGAAAGAGAATATCAGGAAAGATTTCACAGGACATTCTGGATAAGTTAAATATCCATGAATCTGGTTTTCATTTTTCCCGATATAACAAACCTTTGATACAGTTTCATCTTGACAAGTGTGTATCGTACCTTGCAAAAATAGGTAAAGTACAAAATAAGATACACGCTCATAGTTTTAGGCATTTTTATGCAGTCAAATTGTATAAATATACAAAAGATATCTATGAAGTGAGCAGAAAATTACACCATAGTAGTGTTACAATTACGCAACGATATCTACGTTCGATAAATTTACTGGAGGAACTATGAGGCATAATACGATTTTACTATTTTTGTGCATGGCGGTAATTAGTTTGGCACCGTTTGGTTATACTAACGTTTCCGATGTAGCCGACCAAGTAAGTCAGCAAATCGAATATCAATCATTACCAAATTCACCCAGGGATAGAGATGTTGCTCAGTTTTTGTTTGAGTATAACATTGAGTTGGAATTCTGGCTAGAAGTAATTCCTAATAAAGAACTTGTGTATCAAGTTGTGGATAGTCGTTTGGGTGTTCCAAGATCGTTGGTGTTTGCATTGGTAGCAACAGAAAGCCAGTTTGTTTCTCATGCAGTAGGAAGAAATCCTGTATCAAAGGATTACGGTTTGTTTCAGTTGAATTCTGTTACGTATAGTGCCTATTCTGTTACTCAGTTGTTGGATGAAAATGTGAATATTTCTTTAGGACTTAAGCATTTATACGATGAAATGAAGCGGTTTGATTGGGACATGGAGTTGGCTGTAAAGGCGTACAATGCTGGGCCGTACAGGGTGAGAAAAGGAACTGAGCCTGAATCAACGAAAAGATATTCTCAAAAAGTATTGACACAGAAAGAGAACTATGATATCATGTTTAAAGAGTTTCGAGCTTCCTTTGGGAAGTATCGTTAAGGTTTTTCAGTTTTAGTACACGGCAGGCAGGGTAAGGCACGGACCGGAAAGGCGTGGCAGGAGAGGCAAGGTTTGGAATGGCTCGGATGGGACAGGCAAGACAACGCAGGAATGGAATGACAAGGCTCGGAACGGCCCGACAGGGTGATACGAGGCAGGCGCGGATTGGCTTGGAGCGACCAGGACTGGTGAGTCGGGGCAGGACGGGCAGGGCAAGGAATGGCTCGGATGGGACAGGCAAGACATGATAAGGCATGGCCGGGCGCAACGAGGCAGGAACGGAAATTAACCACAAAAGCAGAATTTAGTAGAGTGATCTACTGTTTTCTGCGGATGTGGTTGGTTTGAAACTATAGGAGTCAAGATGAGAAATGTTCAAAATTTAACAGCAAATGAGATACTAAATGCGACAAAACCTCACCATATATTCACCCGAGATAACTATAAAAATGAATACAGATTATTGGCAAAAAAATGGCACCCAGATGCAGGTGGCGACGATCAAGTTTTTCAACATATTGCTATTTTGTACAGTGAGGCGGAAAAATCAATATCCGACCATCACTGGGGGTTTGCTGGATCTTACGAGGATTCCAAGTAGGATGGACACAAGCTATATCTTTGAAAAATAAGGAAACAAAATGAAGTGGACCGTAAGCAAACATATTCAAGAAAAGATAACAATGCTGTCTATGACCATAGATATGGCTATGATTATTTTCGAACAATTGAGGAGTAACCATAATATTGTAGCTCTTATCAGGAGAAAACTCGAACGAAGAGAAATAGCTGAGGTACCTATAGAATCCATTCACGATAAATATCTTGAATGTTTACATAAAACAGGATTGCATTATTATTTTTTCCCATCTTACGGAGCTATTCCGTTTGCTTGGAGTCCTAATATGTGGTTTGTAAATTTCTTATCAGAGAACAATATAGAAATTTATGAACAAATATTACGATAAGGGATTGCACAACTTGCAATATTATGGTATACTTGGTGAATGATAAAGATTTTTCAAGAAGAAAACCAATTACGATTAGCTGTTTCTGGTACTGATTTTACTGGAAACATCCAACTCATAAAATCTATCACAGGGAGGAAATTTAATCCGCAAACAAAGTTCTGGTACGTACCGGATAATGCAGTCTCAAGAGAGGCTTTGAAAGGCTACTTCGACGGGGACAGCGACGAAGAATCAGAGTTTGAAATTGATCAAACCTGGAAGCAAATCCCTATTGATGCGCCAGACTTTATGTATCATTTTCAAAAAGACAGTTTACGTTATGTAAAGCGTCATAACAATCGAGCTTTGCTCGGTCTACCAATGGGAAGTGGCAAAACTCTCATAGCCCTTTCGTTTATTCTTTCTCAGAGCCAAGACAGACCTTCTTTGGTGATCTGTCCTGCGTCTGTAAAAAGAGGATTCGAAAGAGATTATAAGAAATTCTTTCCGAACGAAACAAAACAAATCACTTTATTAAAAGGAATTAACTCATTAACTTATTATTCTGAACCTAACATATACGTAGTAAATTATGAAATACTTAGTAGAAATATCGTAAAAACAGTAATTGAATACAAAACTAAATATGGTAAAACCAAAACACGTACAATTTTTAAACCATCTGAAAACTTATTACAATTTATTAGCAGTAACTTTAACACAATTATAGTAGACGAATGTCATAAACTTAAAAACAAAGAAAGTCAAATTTATCAAGCTTTTACATACTTACAGCAAGAAACAAAAAACGTTATAGCAATGTCTGGTACGCCGATATTGTCAAAGCCATCAGATTTGTGGCCGATGATGTCTATTTTACAACCTGAAGTCTTTTCCCATGAGTATTGGTATTTGAACAGATTTTGCAATCCTACTAGTACATTTATCGGAAAAGGCCGACGAATAACAACCTACAATGGTGTTACCAGACCAAAAGAACTAAACGCATTACTGATGAACAATGGCATGTTAGTTTATAACAAACAGGAAATAATGCCTGAACTACCGGAATTCGAACGTATAGTTGTGCCTCTCGAATGTGAAAACGTTGCCGAATATCTGGAATATAGAGAGGAACTTCTTGGTCAAATAGCCAAGAATCCCTCTATGGCATTGGCGATGATAGAGAAACTAAAGCAAGCTGCTGTGAATCAGAAAATGGCAATGGTGTATGATTTTATTGACAACTTTATTGAATCGGGAGAAAAATTCCCAGTGTTTGCGATTCATCAGTATATTGTGGATGCAATTGCGGATCGTTACAAAGAAAAAGCTGTCAAATTTTACGGGAATAGTTCCGACAAACAGAAAGAGCAATCAAGAATTTCGTTTATCGAAGATCCAAACGTTCAGATAATTGTTGGAAATATTCAATCTCTTGGAACAGGAGTAGACGGATTACAAAAAAGTGGAGCTTCGTTTATGCTCACTATTGAATTACCGTGGAATCCTGCCGAAATGGACCAAGCTGATTCTAGGCTTTATAGAAGCGGATATACTCAAGACAGAGGCATAAAGTCTTATGTACTTGTAGCAGAAGAAACTATAGAAGCTGAAATAGTAGAAAAGCTTGATCTGAAGAAAGATACAACTCACAAAGTTCTTGTAGGTGAAAGCGCCGACAGTACTTCTTTGTTGCAGTACTTAATTGATACATACAAAGAAGAAGCTGAAAACAGAAAGGTGGTTCCAATTGGAAGATAAACTCGACATAAAGCAGTACAAGATTTTACAGCAGATGTATGAGTATTTTAATAACAAATTATTTGATTCAGTTCTACCTGATGTGATTTTTCTGTTAGAATCCAAGAAAGTGAAATATCATGGATATTTTCACTTCGAAAAACAGAAAACAAAAGACGGGAAGCTGATGTCAGTTATTAATTTAAATACTGAAACATTCGACCGTGAACCTGTAGATGTTCTTAGTACTGTTGCACACGAGATGGTGCATTGTTGGGAGTTTTATTTCGGGGAGCCGCCTTCTAAAGGCTATCATGGGAAGCAATTTGTTAAAGCTATGGAAAAGATAGGACTTATTGCTTCCTCAACTGGTGAACCGGGAGGAAAGCAGTCAGGTCGAAGAATGACCCATTACATTGCTCCTGGTGGAAGATTCGAAATAGTAGCTAAGGAATTTCTTGCTATGGAAGAGAATGTTCTTTTATTTGAAGGCATAAAGCAAATGATTGCCGAAGGAGAAAAAAAGAGCCCATCGGGTAGCAAGATTAAATACTCATGTCCTGAGTGTTCAAGTAACGTATGGGGAAAGCACGGTTTGAGAATTATTTGCGAACCATGCGGTTGTGAGTATATTGAACCGGGACAAGTACAGGATACTGAAGGAGATTCCGATGAGGAACAAGAAAGAAGAGACATGATGCGTTTTCGGGAAAGGCTTTCCGGGAGCAAGGAGTAAAGAAGTGAATTTCATCGAAGGAAAATTATGGCACAAAAGTTCACTAGAGAAGTTATTGATAATTCTTCCGAGAAAGATATCGTCATTTCGGCTATTCTTTCAACCAATTATCTTGCGGGTACGGCACACTTATTAAAAAATACCTACATATTCCAAGAACCTCATATTCGGCTGGTTCTTCAGTGGTGTTTAGAGCATTTCAAACTACATAAGGAGGCCCCTGGAAAACTAATCTATGATATTTTTACGTCCAAGCAAAAAGGACTATCTGCTTCCATATCCGAAGGAGTAGAAACTGTTCTTCAGCATTTGAATGAAAAATATCTAGAAAAACCAGACACGTATTCCGACAGTTACTACATTGCAAAAACTAAATCTTATATAGAGGATCAATCTCTTCTCAAACTCGCTGAAGAAATAAAAGGCCATGTTGTTGTAGGGCAAGCAGATAAAGCACAAAGAGCTTTGATGACTTACAACAAAGTGGATAAAGTTTTATCCACTGGCATTGATCCTTTTAGAGATAAAGAATTCATTGGTAAAATGTTTTCTGCTATGAAAAAAAGTGTCATCCGGTTCCCTTACCCTGCTTTAGAGGAATTATTCAAGGATGTCTATCGTGGAGAGATCATAGCTGTAGCTGGTCCTGCTAAAAGAGGTAAATCCTTTCTCATGAATCAGTTAGGGTACTATGCCCTATATTCAGGATTAAATGTAGCTGTATTCTCTTTTGAAATGGACAGCGAGGTTATGGGAATGCGTTTGTTTCAGAATTTTATGGGTCAACCCAGAAAAGATATGGAATGGGAAGAATTGATTCCGTATTTTGATAAAGAGAATAATATCCAGTACCATAAAATACTGAAAGAAGGATTGGATTACTCCGAAACACTTGCTTTTCAATCAGATCTGGCTACATATGGAAATATAGGAACGTTTAAGTTTTTTGACCATCATGAATGCGGACGAAAGGTTTCCAATATTTGTGACGCTTTAGACCGCATTGAAAAATATGACGGAATAAAAATAGATGTGGTAATTATCGACTATGATAAGCTGTTAGAAAACGAAGACGGCTTTAAGGGCAGTTCCTATGAAGGAATAAATGACAACTGGAAGGATGTCAAGGCGAAAATCGCCCAAGACAGAAATACTCTGGTTGTGTTCGGAAGTCAGTATGGAAAAGAAGGTGCTCAGAATGAAGTAGGACCTGAAAGTGCTTCAGGCAGTAGTAGAAAGTTTGATTATGTTTCCCATTGGGTAAGCATATTGGCTACTGAAGCTGAGAAGAAAGCCGGAATAATGCGTATTGATGTGCTTGGTAGACATGATGGATTTTTCAAATCTGATAAAGTTGTCTGTCTTCAAGCTTTGTCTTTAGCTCGTCCTATTCTTGATGCCAGATGGCAAAAGGATATTCCGAATTATGATCATGTCGTGGCCTCCCATGAGGAAGACAAAAAAGAGATAAAGTTGGAAAAAAGAATCGATAAGAAAACTCAAGATTTAGATGATTGGGTGTTCTAAAAGGAGAAGTGTTATGCAACCAAGAATTGAATTGATACGATGCCCTTTACATAAGTACACATTTACTGTGGCAAAAATAAGAAACTGGGTACTCCAACATTGTATCGGTAGAGTATTAAACTTATATGCAGGACCGACCGTTTTGTCTGAGTATGGATTGAAAAATGAAATCAGAAATGATCTAAACGAGGACATGCCAGCCCACACTCACTTTGATGCTCTTGATTGTGTTATACAATACGATAATCCAGAATTCGATACGATAATCCTCGATCCTCCTTATGCTGCAAGAAAAAGTATGGAAATGTACAATGGAAAACTCGCAAGCTCTTTCATGATGGTTAAGTCTTATATCCCTAGGATACTATTTCCTGGTGGCAGGGTTATTACTTTGGGATATCATTCAGTATCGATGGGATCAGTTAGAAATTTTGAGGTAGAATCTATCGCAATTTTTAGCCATGGAGGAGCGATTCACGATACAATAGGAACAGTAGAGGTACTTCAATCATGAACAGTGTCCGAGTTCAAACTAAGGTCATTATGGATTTTATCTCTGATACAAAACCAATTTGGTCAACAATAGGTTTGTTACAGCATACTGAATGGATTTTGTTTAGTGCAGGAAGAGGGTATACATTTAACGGGTTTCATTACTGTTCCGCTGTTGTTCCTTTTAATGAAACATTTGCTCTACCTGGACACCAAGTTGAAGTGATTTTATCAGGAACTAAAGAAGATTTTTGTGACGTTTACTACGATGACAAAAAATCAGGCATAAAAATCAAGGATAGCAAGGGGCAGTTTTCATATCCGTTTTCAGTAGAAAAACAATTGAATCATTTTTATTCAGATATCGATTCATCTTTGTGGCAACTGTGTCATGGTTTTACTGAAGCTTTGAATGTATGTTCTCAAACAATTCACAAGAATAACATAGAGTTTAGTAACTGCTATGTTATTGATAAAAAAATGTATTCAACAGATGGCATCCGGTATTCAGTTGTCGAAACAGATTCAATAAGCTGTTCAATTCCTATTGGTACTGACAAGGTTATAAACAACAGACAAATTAGAGCAATTCAAGAAAACAATACTATGGTCTCTTTTTTAGTAGACACGTACATCATATCTGCAACAAAAAACATTGGGAGTGGAGTGAAAATAAAGACGCACGAACCCAAAGAAAGACCGGGAATTCGGGTTTCGTATACAAAGGAATTGGTTTCCCTGTTTGATACAGCTAAGAAATTTGACAACGAATTCAAATTGAAAGACCTTTATGTGGAAGTGAAATTCGACAATAATATGTTATACTTGTCGATTACTGGCGTCAAAAATATGTTCAGGAAAGAATTCCCTGTAGATACAGCGGTGCCTTTTGTATTCAAAGTTAATCCAGGTTTATTCACTACAATAGCCAAAGACTACTCGTCATTTTTTTATGATCCAGGAATGAGCTATCTTCTTTTTTCTGAAGGAGAACGGTCGCAGTACCTATGGATCGAGCGATAACAGGAGATCAATATGACATCTGCTGCTTTTCTTGGTCTAAAAAGAGTTATTCATTTTTTGTTGGCTGTTCTAAGTATTGTATTTTCTGTTATCTTATTTGTTCAGTTTTCTAATCATTTTTGGGGTAGATTAATTTTTGGCACTAGTGCAACTATTGTTGAATTGTTCAAGATTTATTCTTTGATACAAATGAAAACTATGTTCGTTGCTGGTCTAAAGCAAAATGGAAAAATGTTTTTGGTTTGTTTTGGATTTTTCATTATTTATACAGGATTGACGGCGTTCAGTATTGTAGCTACATTAGGCTATAACTTGAACACTATTCAAGGGCAGTCCTTCTATGCTGTGGTTCGTAATATTGAAACTGAATCAGCTATTCGAGATATTGAACGGATCGATGATGAAATAGACACCAAACTCCGCCAGCAAAGTGAATTACCATTTGATTATGTTACAGCAAGTGATAGGTATACTAAGCAAATAGAAGAGCTGAGACAGATAAGAAGAAACCTGGAAACCAGCATAGCAAATGCAGAGAAAGTCCAGGATTCAGCAGACACATTTTCGATGTTAGGTGAGTTGATTCGTATTTCAGGAGAACGAGTTCTTTTTATCTTGCTATTTGGTTTATCGATTATTTTCGAAATAGGAATAGCTGTTACTGGAGATGTGATTACAGAAAAGAAGAATAAAACACCTAAGAACAATGAAGTTATAGAAAAGGAAGAACAAATGGCTGGTTTTTTAGATATACCTGAAGAGAAAGTAAGAACTACAGTAAAGAAAGAAAAACGATTAGGTGGATGCGAGACATGTCTTTTATACACCATGTGTAAAACTCCTAAAATGGAAGTTTATGGACAAGGAAACAAAAAGATATTACTACTTTTTGATCATCCTTCAGCTACAGAAGACCATTCAGGTAATCCTTTTGTTGATGGCACGTACAAGTACATTTTTGAAATATTCGAACAACACGGAATAACAAAAGAAGATATTTGGGTTTCGCACGCTGTTCAATGCTATCCCGGAAATCATAAGAGCAACAAAAACAAACAAGAAGATTCAGTACCGGCAGAAGCGATAGCCGGTTGTTACACCCGACTCATGGCAAACATCAATAAGTTACAACCAGAAAAGATTTTCGTTTTTGGTGGCGTAGCTATGCGTACATTATATCATAATGTCGATTCAGGTCGATTTAGTTTTGCCAAATACAAGAAATTCCCAGGACATATAATCTCTGATCAGAATTTGGATACCGTAGTTATTCCAGTTCAAAGCCCTCAGTACGCCCTGTCGATTCTGGAGAAAAGAAAAAAAGGAATCATGAAGTACAAGCCGGATTCTAAATTTGCTAGGGATATTTGGAGGGACCAGTACTTAACACAGACAGATGATTTTAGGCTTCATGACAGGACTATCAAAACTCAAATCAGTAAAGGAATCGGTGCCAAATTTATTCCTTACAAAAACAGTACTGTACAATACGTTACAGAGTATCAAGATGTTTTAAAACTTCTCCGTCACCTTACGACAGTAAAAGAGTTTGCTTTTGATATCGAAACTACAGGACTAAAGCCTTATGCTGAAGGACACGAAATAGATGTTTGGGGGTTCAGTACTGGGGATGCTTCGTATGCTTTTCCTCATTTCACCGATGATAGATTTATTCGACTGATGCGCCGAGTTATGGACAGCCCTGCTAAGAAGTATGGCGCTAACATAAAATTTGAACAAATATGGATTAAGCATTTTTTAAACGTTGACATTCAGAACTGGGAAATGGATACAGTCATTGGCGCTCATGTTATAGATAACCGAGACGGAATAACCAGTTTGAAATTTCAATCATTTGTTCGTTTAGGTAAAGTTGGTTATGATAGCGAAATAGATCCATTTATTACTACTCCTAAAAATTCCGGGGGCAATGCCCAAAATAGAATAAAAAATGTACCTTTGGGTAAACGATTAGAATATGTGGCTATGGACGCTGAGTATACTTTTTCCCTGGCCAAAATAATGATGGAGATTATTTTTAATGACCCTGTTATCAGTCAAGGGTATCAACTTTTTCATGAAGCTCAGTTATCTTTTGCGGATATGGAATACAGAGGATTCAGGGTAGATTCTATTCAGCTAGAAAAAAATATTATAGCTGAAGAAAAGAAATCGTACATGCTTTATAGCGAAATCGTAAAGCAACCAGAAATTCAAGATTGGCCTTCTTTCAATCCAGGAAGTAACTCAGATCTAATTGAGTTGTTTTACAATCGATTGCATTTTCCGGTTATAGAATACACAGACAAAGGCCAGCCAAGTACTAAGAGCAGTGTTTTGGATGATTTCTACGATGTTCATGGTTGTAAAATAGCGCATCTGATTTCTGAATACGCAACAACACAACAAACATTAAATACATTCCTAAAAGGCATTCAAAGAGAAACGTATCAAGAAGAAGTACATCCGTCCTTTTCGGCTAACTTGGTGAGTTCATACAGAACAAGTAGCCAAAATCCGAACTTTACTAATCTTCCAGAACGAAACAAAGAAGCTATGAAAAAGATCAAATCCCCATTGGTTCCGCGACCGGGATTTGTTTTTATTGATGCCGACTACAAGTCCATAGAAAGTTATGTCGGAGCAGCATACCATAACGATTCTACATTTGTGACGTATCTTATGGATGAAAATACTGATGCCCATGCTGATAACGCACAAGATATTTTTATGTGCAGAAAAGAGGATGTTGATCCTGAATTATTTGAAAAATTAAGAAAGGTGGGAAAAACATTCAGTTTTGCTATGCAGTATGGAATTGCTTCAAAGAACATTGCTACAAAATTGTGGAATGCCCATATGGATTCATCCCATAAGGATTTCCTGAAAACCAAGAGCATTAACTCTTTGCAGGAATTCATCGAGCATATGAAGGGTATGTATTCAAATTATTGGGAGGTAAAATATAGGGAACTGAATACTTGGAGAAATGACACATGGGAAACTTTTGTCACCAAAGGTTTCATTGAAAGCAAAACTGGATTCAGGTATACAGGAATCAGCTCTAAAAACCAGATATGTAACCTACCTATTCAGGGATCTGCTGCACATTGTTTGGTATTTGGGCTTAATGAGTTCAATAAAGAAAGAAAGAAACTTAATCTAAAATCAGGGGCAATAGCAGAAGTGCATGACGCTATTATCATTGAAACAGCTATTGATGAAATTGAAATAGTTAAAGAACTTATCAGAGAGTGTTTCCTTAATAGGGTATTTGCGAAATTTGGTTGGATCACACTTCCTCTTACGATTGCAGGAGAAATATTTGAAAGCAATTGGGCAGAAAGTAATTCTGATCTTGATTTCACATTGGGTCGTTCTGATAAGGAGGTAGCTTGAACAGATGTCCTATTTGTGGAAAGGAGAACAATTGCGCTTTAGCGAAAGGAAAATCTGTTTTTCATTGTTGGTGTATAGAATCTTCTATTGACCCAGAAATGATGGAAATGTATGAACAAAAAGATGGATGTTTTTGTAAAGAATGTGTAGTAAAATTTAACAAGGAGAAAAAATAGTTGAACAAAGTTGATTTCACAACTAATAATGTAATTGATCAAAGAGATGTCCTTGACAAAGGATATGTAAAATTTATTGACTATATGGGAGATTCTTATAAGGTTTTGCGAAGTGCCAGAATATCTACTGGCGGTGTTGCTTGCAAGGGAGAAAAACAAGATAAAGGACTGCTTAGGTATTTATACAAGAATAACCACAGTAGTCCTTATGAACAAGTGAGTTTGTCTTTTGATATCAAAGCTCCGCATTTCGTTATAACACAATTTTTAAGACATAGAACAGCGAAAATTAATCAATTCTCCTTAAGGTATTCGCCTGCCATTGATGATGTGTATTTTCCTAATAGTTGGAGAAAACAAGGTGAAAAAAATCACCAAGGATCAGGCGATTTATTTTCTTATCATGAGAACGTAAGATTCAATACCTGGATCGACGAAGCATATTCAAAAAATTTAGCTACCTATGATATGCTTATTGAAAACGGAGTATCCAGAGAACAAGCAAGAACAGTTATACCTATGGGTAATTATAGTCTTCTTACTTTTACTATCGACTTACGAAACCTATTTCATTTTTTGGAGCTTCGATTACATGAACATGCTCAACAAGAGATAAGAGTGTACGCCGAAGCAATACACGACATGCTGAAAGATAGAGAAGAATTTAAATGGATGTTTGATATTTTTAATGAGTTCAATGAACTAAAAACATTGTATCAAAACGCGATTAACAAGTTTTCGGATACAGAGAAGCTTAAAAAGATGCTATCGGATTTCATCTCAGAAGCCGAGCAACACTAAATACACGGAGAACACAGCCTATGCCTATTGAATTTTTAAACGACGACAAACAGCCATTATCTGCAATCATTCACCATATGAAATATGCTCGGTATCTTGAAGATAAAAAGCGAAGAGAAACATGGGAAGAAACTGTTGAACGAAATAAACAAATGCACCTAAAGAAGTATAGTAAAAACATTCAAGAATTTCCTGAACTGAGAGAAGATATTGAGGAATTATACAATAAGTATGTTTTTACAGGAAAGGTTCTTCCGTCTATGAGGGCGCTTCAGTTTGGAGGAAGGCCCATAGAGCTTAATCCTGTTCGTCAGTTCAACTGTTCGTTTCTGCATGTATCGGATCAAGTTGCTTTTTCGGAAGCTTTATTCTGTTTACTATCAGGAACAGGGGTGGGATATTCTGTTCAAAAACACCACATCGAACAATTACCTCCAATCTTAGGAGTACAAAAGGACAACATCAAACGTTTTCTAATCGGTGACTCAATAGAAGGATGGTCTGATGCAGTTAAAGTATTGATAAAGTCTTATTTTGAAGGTAGCGAAGATGTTGAATTTGATTTTAGAGATATACGATCCAAAGGTACGCGACTAGTAACTTCAGGAGGTAAAGCTCCTGGACCTGAACCACTGAGACTTGCTCTTATTCAAATAAAATCTATTTTTGAAAATGCTTTACAAACTAGAGGATTTGGTACGAAACTTAAACCTATTGAAGCCCACGATTTGATGTGCTATTTGGCCGACGCTGTATTGTCAGGAGGAATTAGAAGAGCAGCAATGATTTCTCTTTTTAGTTTTGATGATCATGAGATGTTAGAATCAAAGTTTGGTGCTTTCTGGGAATTAAATCCTCAAAGACAAAGAGCTAATAATTCTGCTGTTATTCTGAGGGATAGGATCACTGAAGATGAGTTTTGGAATTTCTGGAGAAAAATAGAAGAATCGAAAAAAGGAGAACCTGGAATATTTTTTACGAATAATAGAGATCTGGGCACAAACCCATCACTAAGAGCAGGGACTAAAGTTTTAACTAAGTCAGGTATAGTACCCATAGAGAAACTACAAGATACATCTTTTGAAGTCCCTAATTTGGATGGACATTGGAGCTATGCACAATGTTGGAAGTCTGGAGAGAATATAAGATTATGGAAACTAAAATTTGATAATGGTGTAGAATATTTCTCATCTCCGCAGCATGAATGGCCTGTTTATAACAATGGTAGATACCTAAAGTGCCAAAGTAATAAATTAAAGCCTGGAGACAGGATGCCCATAAACGCATTTAACAGAAAAGAATTATTTGAAGGAACTAAAGGTACTTATGATATTGGATTTGTAATAGGGTGGTTATACGGAGATGGTTCTTTGACAAAACGATCTGATACTGGAAAATACGTAGCTTCTTTTGTTGTTTCGAAAAAAGAAACCGAGGTATTAGATATATTACTGAATACAATTAATCAGATAGACGGAGTCAGTAGAAAGTTATATGAAAGAAATTCTGTTTTTGAATTCCAAGTCGGATCTCCTAAATTTATAAATTTAATTATGAATGAGTATGGCGTAAATAAAAAGGAAAAAGGCATACCTGCAAATTTGTGGACCCAGTGGAACGACACTTGTATACGAGGATTCATCGATGGTTTATTTTCTGCTGATGGACATATAAGTGCTGACTCTCATGGGATAAATATTGTTTCTTCTAGAGAGAAATTAGTAAAAGATGTACAAGAATTATTAGGTTTTTATGGTATTAAATCTAATATTAGCCACAAGTCAATTCGTGGAGGCGCTTTCCCTAATAAAAAAACATATGACAAAGAATACAACAGCTATGTGCTACGAACAACACTATCAGGAAGATTGAAATTTCATGAGTTATTTCAATTATCTGTACATCACAAACAAAAAAATCTTTCTGAAACTAAACAAATTGATAAGAGTACTATAAATCAGCAATTTATGATACTAAGGTCAATTGAAGAAACAAATATTCATGAAGATGTTTGGGATATATCTGTAAAAGATAGTACCCACTGTTTTCATCTGTCTACTGTCACTACCGGCAATTGCAGCGAAATCAGTTTGAAAGATCAAGAATTCTGTAATTTAACCGAAATCAATGCTTCTAATATTGTATCCCAAGAGGATTTAGAGGGTAGAGTTTGGGCAGCCACACTTCTCGGTACACTACAAGCCGGATATGTAAATTTTCATTATTTGAGGTCTGGGTGGAAAAAGAATGGAGAAAAAGAAGCATTGCTAGGTGTGTCTATGACAGGAGTATGTTCGCCGATAATTGAAACACTGGATATTAAAAAGGCTTCTTCGCTCACCAAGTCAATAAATAGCAAATATGCTAAAATGATAGGGATTAAAGAATCTAGACGTATAACAGCTATAAAACCAGCCGGAACAACGAGTCTTGTCTTAGGAACTTCTTCAGGAATACACGCATGGCACAATGATTACTATTTAAGACGAGTGAGAGTAAATAAAAATGAAGCTATTTATGTTTACCTGAATATGTTCTACCCTGAACTTTTAGAAGATGATTATTTCTCTCCCGAGAAATCTGCTGTAATTACAGTACCACAAAAAGCACCAGAAGGTGCTGTATTAAGAACTGAATCCCCGATAGACACATTAGAAAGAGTCAAGTCATTTCACAGAAATTGGATAAAACCCGGACATAGACAAGGAGATAACACCCACAATGTAAGTTGCACTATTAGCATAAAAGATGAAGAATGGCAAACAGTAGGACAATGGATGTGGTTAAATAGGGACCATTATACTGGAATATCTGTGCTTCCTTATGATGGAGGAACATATATTCAACCTCCGTTCGAGGATTTGGTAGACGGATATGTGTTTAAATTATCTAACGGCGAAGTGATACGAAATAAAGCTTCTGATGATATGCTAACAGTGAAGTTCAATGGAGATGAAAAAACAGAAACAAAAACAGTTTCAGAACTTGCTAATAATTTTTCTGATTACAAATTACGCAGCTTAAAAGGTTCTTTTGAGGATATAAACTCTATTAAATATATGACAAAAAAGGAGCAATATGAAGAATTAGTACAAAAACTAAAATCGGTGGATGTAAGTTTTGTTCCTGAAGAAGAAGACGGAACTGATCTATCAGGAGAATTAGCATGTGCAGGCGGAGCTTGCGAAGTAAAATAAGGAGAACGATATGTACAAAACATCTATTAAAGATAGATACAAGGATAGTTTTAAGGGATTCTGGTGGAACGATAGCGGAACAGAAGATTTCCTCGTGGTGATGACTATGGGGAATATGTCTCTTCTGTATTGTGAAGAAACAGGATTGTTACTGGATATTTACAACAACAAGATAGAAAAGTTTCAAACAGTGGAACTGCCTTGTATTATTGTTGAAGCAAAAAATGTAGAATATGCAGATAGATTCGATCTCCATGGACGATTTCAGATTGTCGGACACACAGGAGAAGATCCTGTATTGTTGAAAGTTTGCGGAATCGAGGATAATAAAGAGCATCTTATGTTGCCCTCACGACTAAGAGTTGTTGAAATAACTTGACATAGTTAGATTTTCATGGTAGTATGTCTTCTTGTAGGTTAAATACTCGGAGGCATACAGTGAAAATTAAAGGTGTTTCAGATCACAAGTTAGAAAGTGTTGGGAATTATTTTTTGTATTACAACAAATCTCTCACGTCACTGGACTTGCCTAATGTGACTAATGTTGGGGATTGGTTTTTGTCGTACAACAAATCTCTCACGTCACTGGACTTGCCTAATGTGACTAATGTTGGGGATTGGTTTTTGTCGTACAACAAATCTCTCACGTCACTGGACTTGCCTAGTGTGACTAGTGTTGGGAATAGGTTTTTGTGTTACAACAGATCCCTCACGTCACTGGACTTACCCAACGTGACTAGTGTTGGGGATGATTTTTTGGGTTGGAACGAATCCCTTACGTCACTGGACTTGCCTATCGTGACTAGTGTTGGGAATTGGTTTTTGCGGTGTAGCAAATCCATGAGAAAAAAAGTTTTGAAACAAATAAAAACAGCTTGACAAATGGACGACGATAGAATAGGATATGGATATGAAAATTACAAATGTTTTTGATGACAAACTCGTTCGCATTGGGGATAAGTTTTTGCAAAACAATAAATCTCTTATTTCGTTAGATATGCGTAGTGTAAATAGTATAGGAAGTTGTTTTTTATCTCATAACAATTCTCTTGTATCGTTAAATCTTTTCGATACGGCTGTTGTAGAAGATAGTACTTTTTGGCAGACTAGTACAGCGAGAAAAAGATGTTCAACAGATTTTACATTAAATAGAAGGGGTTCCAATGAAAGGACTAAATGAAGCAGAAAAGAAGGCACTTATTCCAGATGATCTGATCTTTTTGGGGTACAGAGGGAGTATTGCTCATAGTATGTACGTACCGAATACCGATCCGAATAGTATTGACGATAAAGACGTAATGGGTGTATATTTGTGTTCTCCATCTCACTATTTAGGAATACACAAAGAAAAAGACGTTCGCGAAAAATGGTACAAAGAGTGGGACTGTGTTTACTATGAGTTATTGAAGTTGGTTCATTTACTGGAAAAAGGGAATCCTAATGTACTTTCCCTTCTGTGGCTTGATCAAAAACATGTAATCTATAAATCAGATATTTGGGAAGACTTATTGTCAATAAGAGAAGCTTTTGTTAGTAAAAATGTTTATCATTCTTTTGCAGGGTACGCACGAGGCCAGTTACATCGGATGACTCATATGAACTTTGAAGGATATATGGGTGAGAAACGAAAAACTCTCGTTACAAAATACGGTTATGATACAAAAAACGCAGCACATCTTATTCGGCTTCTTCGAATGGGAATAGAATTCTTAACTGAAGGTGTTCTTTATGTAGAGCGAAAGAACGACGCATCACAGCTTCTTGAGATTAAAAAAGGAGAATGGACTTTGGAACAAGTCAAAAAGGAATCTGATAGATTGTTTTCTTTATGTGAAGAAGCTTATATCAGAAGTCCTTTACAGGCGCAACCCGACAGTAAGACAATAAATGACAAATGCGTTGATATTTTGTTGAAACATTTTACTCAATGAGTATTGACAAGCTAAAGTATCTATGGTACACTCTTTACAGATACGAAATTGATTTGTAAGGAGTTTTCATGAAAACAAATAGAGTATTTTTGTTTTTTATTTTATTGCTCACGGTAATATCATGTGACGTCATGCAGGACTACTCTATCAATGGAGTAAATATAGATCATACATTTGGATCAATGAGTGAAGCGTGGGAGTGGACAGCCAACAATATACAATACGAAGTGTACAATTATTGGCCTCGTCCTGAAAGAGTATATAATGGACGAAAAGGTGACTGCCAGGGATATAGTGTATTGCTGGGATACTTCTTGACAAAATTAGGATATGAGGTTGAATTTATTGTATTTGATTTGAATAAGTATTACGGGATTCCAAGTTCTGGAATATTGCATGTTGGGTTACTTATTAAGGATACAGGACAAATAATCGAGCCACAGATTTCATATTATGTTTTTGATACTTCAAGAATTTCGGTTATTGCTCGATACGATATGAGAACGATATTGTCTATGGGACGATAAATCTGGAATGTTATACTGATAAGTATAATCATTGTTATACAGGCACTACGCAGGAAACAACAAATCGTTTCCTAACTTTGTGCAAAAGGGGAATAAAATGAAGCATCCGGCAAAATACAGTGATTGCTTTTTACCTGTATTCAAAGAAATGTTACAACACTGTGAAAATGTACTTGACCCTTTTGCTGGAACTGGAAAGTTGAGAAATGTATTTCCAGAATGCACTCTGTTAGAGATAGAGCCGGAATGGGCGTCCATATCTGGTGCTATTGTGGGTGATGCCACGCAAATGCCTTTCAAAGATGGAGAGTTTGATGCTATATGCACAAGTCCTACATATGGCAATCGGATGGCAGACCATCACGAAGCTAAAGACAATTCACAGCGTAACACATACAGGCACACACTCGGAAGGAAGTTGTCAAAGAATAACTCAGGCTCTATGCAATGGGGAGAATCTTACAAGGAGCTTCACAAGAAAGCATGGCAAGAGTGTTTTCGTGTATTAAAAAGCAAAGGGCTGTTTTGCCTTAACGTATCAAACCATATTCGCAAAGGAGTAGAGATTAATGTTATAGGATGGCACATAGAATCATTGTGTTCTATTGGTTTTTCTGTTATCGAACACAGAAAAATAGAAACAAAACGGCAGAGAATGGGGAAAAATGGTAATTTAAGGGTTTCATACGAAAGTGTGATTTTATTCAAGAAGGACGTATAACAACCGCTTCAACCTGACTCAACGCAGTAACGTTTCACAGGTTAAGCAAATGTTATGCGGGCGTTTTAGTGACATACCGCCTTCGGCACTATGTCGGCACTCGCAAATCGCAAAAGGAGGAAAACGATGGAATACTTATTAGCTTGTGTCATAAGTTTTTTGGTTGGGTTTATGGTTTGTGCGCTCCAGGTTGGTAGTTATACAGAGCTAAAAAGTGAACAAAAAGCAGAGCTTAGTATTGATGGTAAAAAATATAAAGTTGTTAAAATATAAGAACCATAGTAACTAAAGGAGAAACAAATGAGGCAGTTATCAGAGAACGTAAAAGAAAAACTAAGTGAAACTGTTCGGGCATGGGCAAACGAATATTTAGAAGAAAGACCCGCTATAATAGGGCAGGGTGTATTTGATAAACTGGAGGAAGCTTTGTTGCAGATACAAGAAGAAATTGAAGAAATGTTTCCTCGGTAACGAAAATAGATACGGACCGATAGCTCAATTGGATAGAGCAACGGCTTTCTAAATCGTAGGTTGTAGGTTCAAGCCCTACTCGGTTCGAATTTTTTTATAATAGTACTTGACTAACAATGTTAATTCGTGCTATAATAAACAAGATAAAAAAGAGTTGGTTTTACATCGAAAGCCTACTCTTACAGTCAAGGAGTTCAAAATGGATATCATGATTGCAGTAGGGTTTTGTGTTGTGTTTGTTACTATTATTCTTGTGTTTACTTATGCAGAGCGAGTAACAAGACAAAAGTAAATGGGGATGCCTTGGTTTCGACTGTTTATTTGATTAAGGAGACGAAAAGCCCAAGTGACGAAATCCCAGAGTAAGCAGGACCGGAGTTCAACTCTCCGCATCTCCACAGCGCCGTCTTAGCTCAGTTGGCTAGAGCACGTGACTTGTAATCTCGGGGTCGTTGGTTCGAATCCAACAGACGGCTTTAGTGTATAAAAAGGAGACAAGATGGAATATGTACTTTCCAAGAATTTTACAATTCCGGCAGGAACGGTTTTCCAATGTGTTGATGGAGAACTGGTTAGATACATCAGCGGAAACTATTTGGCAACGGTTCCTATCGAATCCGATGGTCACAGTTTTTCAATAGTTATTAATTCTGATATACTTAAAGACCACAAGAAATTTCTAAAGCCAATTATTGAAAAAGATGACGTAGAAGCCCAATCAGAAGAAGAAAATCTGATTAGAAACTAAAGAGGAGACAATATGAATAAAACAGTTCGCAATTTGTTTGCTAAGGTTATTCGGTATTTGAAATTCTTGTTTCCTTTAACATACCGTGTGACACATGTTCGAGAAGACGGTATTTACTTTTGCGTATACAAACAATGGCTTTGGTTTGTGTACAATGTTGATGATGTTTTAGTTACTGAACAATAGTATGGGTTTTGATGTAATAAGATTCCTTGATGACTTTGGTGTTCCCTGGTGGCCTCCGGGAGAAAATGTATCAAGAAATCATGTAGGCGTTACATGTCCGTTTTGTGACGACACGTACAACCATCTTGGTATCCATGTTTCGGGAGATAGAGTTCCTACTTGTTGGAAGTGCGGGAAACACAGTTTACAATCATATGTAAGGACAATTAGTTCAGAAAACTTTGATACACTATCAGAGAAATATGGGGAAATTCTTAGTTATTATCAATTTACTGATAATTTTGAAGAAAAAATAAGAGGCGGTGCAAGTTCTTGTATTCCTCCAGGAAGTAAAAACTTTAAACCGGCACATAAGAAATATCTAACTGACAGGGGATCTGATGCAGATTATTTGATTCACAAATATGATCTATTAGTAACAAGCAGTACAGATGACTATCCGTTTCGGATAATATTTCCGATCAAACTGAACAACAAAATCGTATCCTATCAAGGAAGATCGTTTATTGGAGCTGCACCAAAGTACTTGACTTGTCGTCCTGAAGATGAGGTAATATTCCATAAAGATATATTTTTTAATCTGGATAATTCAGACAAAGATATTTGTATAATTGTGGAAGGAGTCTTTGATGCTGTAAGACTAGGTAATAATGCGATAGCTAGTTTCGGGACTTCAATCACACCGGAACAGTTACTTTATGTAAAAAGCAAGTATAAATATGTGTTTCTGCTTTATGACACTGAAGAAGAAGCTCAGAATAAAGCAAAAAAAGCAGCTTTAACGTTGAATGGTTTTGGGATACAAGTTGAAAACATTAAACTTGATCACGGAGATCCCGGAGAAATGACTGACGAAGATGCTTTATATCTGAAAAGAGAATTACACTTGTTATAGGAGGTTATTATGGACTACCCTGAATGGGAAATTGATGTACCAGACGAACCTGATTTCGAGGATGAAGACATTGATTATGAATACGATGAAACTGGTCCTATATATTTTTATGAATAGGTTAAGGAGACAAAAATGAAGAAGATAATTTATGCTTTGGTTCTTATTGCCATAATTTCGGTGACAGGGTGCAGTGATGCAATGGTAACATCAAGTAATATTTCACGAGCTGCTGATCAGTTTGAAATTTATCGACGAGTTGTTTTCTATAATGGCATAACTGATCAATATATCTTAATGGTTGAAGGCTATTCGTCAATCAATAAAAGCGTCGAAAAACAACAGTTTGAAATAATTGTTAAAACTGATGATGGCCAGTATATGAAGCATTTTCTCGGCCTATCTGACAATGTAACATATTTTGCAGAACAGATTGAGCCATCGAAGGTCCGTAGTGACAAGTATAGAGTAATTTTCAAACCTTCTGCTATTGTACCCGATATTGATTTGAGATAATTAGAAGAAGAGGGAAAAAGACGGCATCAATTAAAGGAAAAACAAAATGGAAACGATTCAACAAAATGAACTTGTAACTTATGAGTGTCCAAATTGTGGATATATTACAAGAGATAAACGAGATGAAAAAATAAATTGCCTGAAGTGCCAACCAGACTTTGAAGGATGGACGCAAACCATCAAAACACTTGAACGAGTTAATCAGGTTCCGTTGGAGGAAAAGTGGACCTAAAGCTCGAACTAAAGTATCGCCCTCAAACGTGGGACCAGATTCTTGGCAACAATACCGTAGTACAATCTGTTAGAAATAGTCTTGATCGTAATGAAAACAACACGTTCCTTTTTGTCGGACCTAAAGGATGTGGTAAAACATCTATTGGAAGAATCATTGGACAACATTTAGGTATTGATTCTATTTCAGAATTTAACTGTTCTGATGAAAATACAATTGATTTTGCCAGAGAAATTGTAAAAAAATCTATATACAAGGGATTCGAAGGTAACAAGCTATTCATTTTTGATGAGTGCCAGCGCCTAACGGACGGAGCCCAGAATGTCCTATTAAAGATAATGGAAGAACCCCCGGACCACATTAGGCTGGTATTCCTGACTACAGATCCACAAAAATTGGTCCCTGCATTTGTTTCTCGGTGTAGTAACTACACTATATCAAAACCAAATAGAGAAGATCTGATTAATCATTTGCAAATTATTGCAAAAAACGAAAACATAATTACGAACGAAGAAACACTCAAATTAATCGTTCGTGCTTCTGAAAACACTCCAAGAGATAGTTTGATTTTGTTAGGCCAGTTAAAAGATGTGCCAATTGAAAATCAAAGTGAACTAATTCGAAAAACAGAGACAAAGTCTTCAGATTTTGCTACAATTTGTAGAACTATTTTAACTGGTGTGTGGGACACAAATATTGCTCCATTATTTAAGGATATTGCGTTCGATCCTGAAGGATTTAGAAGATTTGCAATTGGGTATTTTGGTAGAGTACTTGTAGGACAAGGAGGGAATAAAGACAGAGCAAGTAGGATGATTAATATTATGGCGAATATTCCAGTGGGTTCGCCAGCAGCAGTAGTAATTAGCGGTTGTTATACCGCAGTAAAAACAACATAGGAGGGTCACAGTGATGACTTATGAGATTGAGGAAGACGGAGTAGGGCAAGTTATTGTACATGATGGTATGGGAAACATAGTTGTAGGCAAGCCTATATTTGTGACAGGAAGATCGGTAGGTACTAATGAACGACCTTGGCAGGAGTTCATGGATGTTTTTGTTCAAAACCTTAGAGGACTTGGTTACATCATCGGACGAAAAAATCTGATCAACTACATTAATGAATCGGAGACCATTAATGAATAGAGACAGAACAGTATCTTTAGTTCTGGAAAAGTTTCTAATTTATAGCCAATGGACGGCCACTACGTCTGTGCATAAGGATGCGCAGACGGCCATTTTGTGTTGCCTATTGGGTATGTCGGGAGAAATGGGTGAATACATAAGACACACCGAAGATGGTTTTGTTTCAGTTGATGAATCAGAGCTTCTTCAAAAGGAAATTGGTGATATCCTATGGTATATAGGGCATCTTGCTTATAGATTAGGTATTACTCAAGACATAAAGATTATTCCAGACGAAGTTGATTTTGGTATTTACGATAACGGATTTGATTCTGTTTCAAAGATCCATGAAATGTTCAAGAAGGTGATTAGGGATTTTGATTTTGATGTAGATGAATCAGGAAAAAAACCGGAAATCATCAAGCAACTTTCAGTTCTATTGACTGCCGTGTTTAATGAAGTGGAACAGGATGAGTTCTCAGAATCAGATGTGGATTTTATTTCTATTCTTGAAACCAACATGGAAAAATTAGAAAGCAGAAAGAACAGAAATAAGATAAGAGGTGACGGGGATGAGCGATGAAAGAGACATTCAAGCTGATTTGGAAATCGATCCTAATAATCTTGAAATAGCTGCTGTACAACATGCAACACTTCTTGACCATTATTCTGAAGAGTACACTAAAGCTAAAGATGAATATCGATTTATGGAATTGGATTTGAATGTTTTAACTGCCAAGAAAGCTGCTTTGATTCGATCTAAAAGATACCCTGATCTCGGTGAAGATTTCAAACCAACAGACAAGTCGGTTGAATCTATTCTTACAGCAGATGAAGAAATCGTAGCCGAAACAAGGAAGGTATTGAAACAAAAAAGCTACGTAGAAAGAATGGGTTCTGTGGTTGATGCTTTCGGCCATAGAAAAAGCATGATTCAAAAACTAGTTGATTTATTTATTTACAATTATTATAGTGATGTTAAACCAAGTAAATTAGGAAAATCAGTAATTTCTACCAATGATCCTCAGTTAAAACATTTAGCCAATTTAGAGCAAACACAGTAATTTTATTTTTATGGAGGAATTCATGTCAGATGTTGATTATGGCGTATTCATGGGCTCGACCTACACGAATACAATTTCGGCACCACTAAGACCGAAAAGTAAGTATTTGTCGGTGATAGATTATCCGGCAATTAAACAGAAATACGGAATAGAGAAGATCAAACTTGTTCCTAATGGAGAATATGTTTTTGATTTTCTTCCCTTTCCTGTTTCTCCAGCTCATCCTAGATTTAAGGAACTCACAGCTTTATTCCAAGGCGGAACCCCACTTGATTGGCAACTAAGTGTTTTCTTACACAAAGTACAGGGAGAAAACGGAGAACAGAAGTTCATTTGTCCTAAAAAGACATTCGGTAAGCCTTGTTTCTTTTGTGATGAAAGTTATCGATTGTATCTTCTTGGTACCCCTGAAAGCAAAATAGAACGAAAGAAGTTCAACGATGTTCAGCGGGATTTCTATATCGTTCGTAATCATGCTGATGGCAAAGTATATATCATGGAATATTCCAACTATTTATTTGGAGAACGACTTCAAAAGAAGTTGAGTAGAACCAATAGTTCTAATGTTCAGGTTATACTTCCTAAACCGACAGCCAACGGGCATTCTTTGCATTTCTGGATTGAAGAATCTACTACCATGGGAAAAGACGGGAAGCCGTTCATTGGAGAGATTAACGAGATTGAATTTGTTCCTCGACCAGAGCCTATCGATCCTGAAATATTAAAGTCCCTACCAGCTCTTGATGAGTTTCTTGTGCAATACACCAATGAAGAAATTATATCGTTTCATGACGGTACCTATTTCATAGGAGCCCAAGAAGACGAAGAGGGGTCTGTAAATAATTTTGCACCAGTTAGTCAGCCAGTTACAAGTCAAGTTAATACTACACAGCCTGTTGTAAATCTTACATCCAATGTAGAACAAAAAAGTAACGTAGTTATTGGAGGACGCGCTCCGATTGGATTCCAGACTTCTGAATCTGTTGCTGAAGCACAGAACCCGTTCCCACAAGTTTCACAAGAACCTGCAACGAAACATGTAGAGATACAACAACCTTCTGTTTCAGATATGACCCGAGAAGAACGACGAAAGCTCAGGGGAGCACGAAATACTCAAGTGGTAACACCTGATCCTGTTTGCCCTGCTGGTGGAGAATTTGGCCGTGATATCGACAGCTTTGATTCGTGTCTTGAATGTGGTCTGTATCAGGCATGTGAAGAAAAATACAATAGTACCAACAATGTGTAGTTTTTATAGAGCCCTGGGAATCCAGGGCTTAGGTTTTCGATCATGAAATACGATAAACAGATCGACAACTTAGCAACATCGAGGGCAAAATTGCAAGAAGAAAAACAACAAGAAATTAATATAACCACTGGATCGGAATTATTTGATTTGATAATCGGCGGAGGAGGATGGGGTCCATTTGGGCGCATAGTCAATATCATTGGGGATTCTAGTTCGTTTAAAACGTATTTGGTTTGTGAAGCTATTTACCAAGCAAAGAAAGCTTTTAAGACTTCACTAAAAATCAGATACAATGATGCTGAATCAGGATTCAACTTTAATACACAAGAACTGTATGGTTATTCAATGGAACCGTACGTTGTGCGTACACCAACCATAGAAGCGTTTGCGTCAGATCTTCAATCATTTTGCAAGGAAATAAACACAAAAAAAGGAGAGCTTGGTATTTATGTCGTAGACTCTTTTGACGGATTAGCTAGTGATGCTGATATTGAAGAATTCGAAAAAAGACTTGAGGCATATGAAGATGATAAAGACTTTAAAAAGGGTTCTTATGACATGTCCAAACAGAAGTTTAGTTCTAAACTATTTAGAACCTTGAGTCAGAATATCATTAAAGCCAATGTTTTACTTATTATTATTTCTCAAATCAGAGACAATGTAGGTGTTTCTTTTGGACAAAAATGGACTGTATCAGGCGGACAAGCGTTAAAGTTTTATAGCACAATTAGAGTATTTCTGCAATTGGTAGACAAGTATTCGGTAGAAGACAGACAAATCGGAGCAACCGTTAAAGCCACAGGTATGAAGGTTCGAGCAAAGCATCCGTTTAGAGAAGTATTTGTTAATATGCTTTTTGAATTTGGAGTGGATGCAGTGTCAACTCATATTGACTATTTATACGATCTTAGAGATAATTATGGAAAGTTGAAAGAGGCTTCCGTAATCAATAACATTGCATGGACTGAAGACACAAAGCCTGTTAATTCGGTTTCACTGAAAGAATTTCTTCAAGAAAAAGATCTCTTAGAAGAAGCTACGATGTATATCAAAGATAATCTCGGGAAAGATGGTTCTAAGGGTAGAATGTCTCAAGGGAACATTATTGAATATATAAAACTTGACCCAGAACTCTACTCTGAGTATCTTTCTACTTTCGGAGTAATTGATAGGGATTCTCTTATCCAACATGTTCTCAATAATGACATGGAAGATGAAATTGCTCAGAAAGCAGTGGCAAAATGGTTTGCTGTAGAAAAAAGAATAAAGCCTGTTCGTAAACAAAAGACACTGAAGGAATAACATGTGGGAAGATATTAGGAAATACTTGAAGCTAATTGAAACATCGGAACAGGACACGGAAGAAGCCGTGTTCCGGCTAATTGAATTCTTGCAAGGTGTTCCTGGGCTATCTGTAGAAAAACAAGAACAAATAGAATCAACGTTGTATGATCTTATGGATGAAACTGAAAAAGTTACACAATTGTTCAAAAAAGCTCGACCGTTTATTGAAAGTATCGTAACGACAGAAGAAGTACAATGGGTACTTCATGGAGAATTTGAAGAAGATCCCGTTATGGAAGGGGATGAATTTGAATAGGAAGGATTTGAAGTCTATTTCAGAGATCCTGTCTTGTATAGATTCCCCTGAAGCATTAAGACTTTATAAGAAACTTCAAAAAGAATTGGTTCCTATTTCTGTTTCCTCTCGTAAAGCAAAAGGACGAGGGCTACAGCAAACAGTAGCCCAAAGTTTTAGCGACGGAACAGGGATTCCTTGGGGATATAACAACGAAGAGATACAACCTAGACTTATGGGCGGTAGCGGAACAGATGTGATAATTACAGGAAGAGCCAGAGAACTTATTCCGTTCGACGTGGAATGCAAAAATACAGAAAGCTTTAGTATCAAATCTGTTATTCAACAAGCAAAAGCTAATACTGAACAAGGCAGATATTGGCTTATCGTCCACAAAAGAAAAGGCGAAGATCCTGTAGCAATAGTCGATTTTCAAATATTTTTGAAATTGTTATTTAAGACGCTTGAATAAATAATCAAAATGTGGTAAAATACAAGAAAAGGAGTTCATTTGTGCTATACATTTCAGACAAAAGGGACAGAGAATTCAAAGATTTTATTCGCAATAGAAAAGAGTACAATTATCTAATAAAGCAGTCAAGTGATTATGTCGTTGAATTAAATACTCCTGTATTTATGGGTTATCGATTTCATGTTGTTCTGGATGATAGAAAAATAAGAAATCTTCATCCAAAAACAATAGCTTTGTTAAAATACTTAGAAGCGAACTGGACTCGGTATGGTGTTGTTTTTGATTCAAAGAATCCTAAAGAACTAATCGGATACAATATCGTAGATGATAAAATTAATTATGGGAAGCGGAATTGGATGTTTCTAAGTGGGGAAGGTTTGTTTTATGTCTTGTATTTGAGTCAACTTTCTCAAAATGTACCTGACGAATTTATGAAAGCATTATCAATAAAGCACACAGTAGAATACTTTGGTAGACATAGTATCGCTTACACCGTATCAGTACAATATAGAAAGTTTTTTCGATTGAAAAGAACTAAAGAATTCAGAACAACTTTACTACTTAAAGATACCGAATATCAAAAAAGATTAGATTTTTTGTCACAAGAAATAAACAAGTACTACCTGTTGCATGTTGGATACGGAAAACTCACACAGAGAGAATATGACCGTAAAATGAAACGAAAACTACCTATTGTATCTGAAGAAGATGTTACGGAGGCATTGAATGTTTGAATCTTTGGAAGTAGAAAACTTCCAATCTCACAAAAAAACGAAAATAGAATTTTCTCCTGGTGTAAATACTATTATCGGGACATCCGACAGAGGCAAGTCAGCACTTATACGGTCTATGGTTCTGGTTTCAACTAATAAACCAGACGGTACTGATTATGTGAGCGATTGGCTAACTAATGAAAAAGGTAAGATAAAGGGGAATAGTAAATCAACAATAGTTACAACTGACGGATATACTGTTTCGAGGGTTCGAGGCGAGCTAAACCAATACGAAATAAAAACATCTGATGAAGATGCTGTAGTTTTAAAAGCCTTTGGCCGAGGAAGTGTGCCTGATGATATCACAGAGATTCTTAATTTGAGCGATATCAACATTCAAAAACAAGAAGATAACTTTTTTCTATTAGGTGTTTCGTCGACTGAAGTCGTGAAAGCTATAAATTCATTTGTTAATCTTGAACTTATTGATATTGTTGCATCAAACGGACACACAGCATATGTTAGGAATAACAGAGAGCAGGCTGTAGCTGTTTCCCAAATAGAAGACGTTGATTCTAAGTTATTGGGTTTTGAGGTAATAGACGCACTGGACCCGATGTTACTTTCTATAGAAGAAGAATTTGATTCTCTGGTGCAGAAAAAAGTAACTATTGTCTCTTTGACTGAAATAGTTGACAAAATCAAAAACATCAAAGAGAGTTTGCTTATATACCGAAATCTGGAACGGGTCGATAGAATGGTAACTTTGGCTGTTCAACAACAAAACGAAATTAGAGAAATCAAGGCCAAAACCCAACGCATTCAAGATCTGCTTACACAGTACAAACTACTAAAGGCACAATACATCGTCATTCCTGGTACGTTGGAAAGCGAAATCCAAGAAGCAAAGAATGTATCAGATAAGTTACTATCTGTTCAAACGAGAATAAATAAGATTCAGGAAATACTTGCTCAGATTTCCAGAATAAAGTTGGAAATAGATAATAGCAGACTACTTGCTGAGGCAGAAATCAATGATTGTTTTGGAATTCAGAACGGGATTGTTAAAAAGAAAGAAACCATTACAAGAATACAGGGTTTGATTGATTCTGCAAAAAGAATAAAACAAAATATCACAATACTATCACAAAGTATTGCAATCAAAGAAGAAGAGTTCAAAAAGATCATGCCTGATGTTTGCCCTTTGTGTGGCAGTGTGCATGAGAGGGAAGTGTAATGGAATACCCTAAATTTATTATGTCCAGTGATCCTCATCTTAGACCTGATACCCCAGAGGCAAGACTGGATGACTATCTGGAATCGCAAAAAAAGATTATCGAGTTATTAAGGCATTATGTAGAAGATCTTGGTTATATTGCATTGTGTTCGGGCGACGTGACTCATAGAGCGAGAGAAAGAAAAGAGCCTGTAACATTTGTGAATTTCTTATTGGAAAACCTGCCTTTAATGTATGGTGTAGAAGGAAATCACGACGAACTTTATCATTCTTCAGATCATTTACGGCACACAACTTTAGGCTCTTTAGTTTTTGCCAATAAGTACAAACGAATAGAGCATGAGGTTTTCGGAAATGTGCATGTTTATGGGTATGGGTATGGTAAAAAGATTCAACATGTTGGAAGAGGAAATGCCCAAGATTTTGTCAATATAGCAGTGTATCACGGAATGGTCTTACAGGAACGCAATCCTTTTTTTGACGGATTAATAGCTGAAGATATCTTGAAAGAGTTCCCGGAATATGACATTATCTTAACTGGAGATAACCATAAAACGTTTGTAGTTTCTTTGGACAATCGAGTCCTTATAAATGCCGGTTCTTGGAAAAGAGATTCGGTGGATCAAATCGACCATAAACCTGTTATGTTTACCTTTGATTCTTTTACTAGAAAAATAGATATTGTTCCTATACCCACTGACAATGATATTATTTCAACCGAACATATAGAAAAGGAAAAAGCCAGAAACGAAAGACTTGAAACACTATCTGATACGTTTAAAGAAGTTAGAAACATAACTTTGGATTATGAAAATAATTTATACAATTTCTACGAGGAGAACAAAACGGAACAAGATGTACAAAGGAAGATAGAAACATGGATGCACTAAAAAATCAGATAAGATTGTTCAGGAACGAGATTGAACAATTAAAAGGTCAAAAAGATGCTTTACTTTTAATGAAAAAAGAAGCCGAATTCAAATTGGTTACGCTTGTAGAAGACGGCTTGATTATAGAAAAAGGTATAGCCACAGCTCAAGAAGTAGCTGCAATGACACAGAACACATTGAAGTTATCCATTGAACCTATTGTGGCATCGGCTATGGAAATAGTATACAAAGAACATGCTTACGGTTTTGAGTTGGAGTTCGACAAGAAAAGCAGTAAAACAGTATGTAATTTGTGGTTCACCAGGGAGGGAAGAAGATTCGAACCACTTGCATCATCTGGATTCGGTGTAGTTGATGTGGCAGCTTTTGCTATGAGATTAGCTTTATGGAACATCAGCAGACCAGCAACAAGACCGGTGTTTATTCTGGATGAACCATTTAAGCATGTATCTGAAGATCTTCAAGAAAGTGTTATGGAAATGGTTCAGGTACTTTCCAGCAAACTTGGATTACAAATTATTATGGTAACACACAATAAAGAATCTGATGTAGTTAGTGCTTCTAATAAAATATTTGTAGTCAAAATGGACAATAAGTTTATTTCATTTGTTAAAGAAATGAAAGAAAGGGCTGATTTTGGAGAACACAAATCCTGATAGAGTTTCTGTTCCAATTTTGATCATGAGTAGAATAATGAATTTAATAAGGGAAGGAGAGAATAGTGAAGCTATAAATACTTTTGTATCACTGTATACGCTTTTAAATGTGGACGATTTACGTAATGAATTCTTTTCTCAGTGGGAGGAAAAATGAAAGTAACTATAGAGTTACAAAATGAACAGGAAATTGTTCAGTATCTGACTATGAAGCAACAATTAGAAGATTTGTGTGTACTGGTACGACAAATAAAAAATAAGTTTGTAGTAGATGGGTGTTCAAGGGCGCTTTACCAGGAAGCAATCATTAATCTTGGTATTGACGAAGAAAAATATAATATAGGAGATACGCAATGAGTGATTTACTTTTAAAAATGAAAACAGAAATTGATAGCGACAAAAACAAAAATAGCCGTCTTGAGGGAGAATTAGATGGTGTGATGAAACAATTGAAGGATCAGTATGGATTGTCTTCAGAAGAGGAAGCGCAGGCAGAAATCGACAAGCAAATAGAAGAATCAGGAATTATGGAAGCCTCGCTTGCTTCCAGAATAGATAAACTAAAGACATCTTACACTTGGAAGACTATTTCATAGATAATATCGTAGCAACATCATTTTTAAATGTTTGCCATCGTCTTTCATCAATAAACCATAAAGGACACATTTTTCCAGTTACATCATAATGTCTGGAAAGATGTGTCTCGTTTTTTTTATAAATGGTACACAAATGAGACACTATGTTTAATAAATTATTGTATGTCTTGTCTGTGGGTTTTCCTGTTGTATCTGGGTGACAAAAACAAACTCCGATGGTTCTCCAATTTTGAATTGAATACCCGTCATGCATTCGTTGACGACCGAATTTCCATTGATATTTTTCGGTCATAGTTCCGCCCACATGAGGCGTCAATTCCTCAATACCTGCAACTTGTAGAATTTCATTATCATCTACAATATAAGAGTATCCTCCAAAAGTGGTTCTATTTTCGAGAAACTTTCTAACTTGTCGAGCAGATTGATTAGGGCCTTGTACATAATGAACAACTATTTCGTCTGTTAGTAATCGATTTTTTCCGGGTCTGCTAAATTTATTTATAGGCAATAAATATGGTGTTATCATTATGTACTCCATTTATAGTAGAAAACTTGAGAAAACTCTGAATCAGTTGTTTTTTTCTTTGGTACTCTAAATAATTCTTTTCCTGTGTTGTCAGTAAGTTTATGTTCTTTTGTTTCCCCTACGTTGTATTCATATATAGCAAATTCGTGATGCTGTTTGGTACAACGAACTAAATACTGAAAAATACCCAGGTACATTTTTGCATCGTACGTTACAAGATAGTCTTTATTTCCCATAGTACAATATCGATCCATTATGGCAGGATCTTTTCTGGCTTGGTTGTAGATATCGACAATTTCTGACGAAACAAGTCTACCAAATTTAATTTGCATAGGAGCCAGTAAACAAAACAAATGGCTACCATATTTTTTTATTAACGGGCCTTCGACGAAATTAAGGAATCCTTCGTCAGTGTCATCTATTGGGTTAAAATTATTACGGGCACTGCTATTACCCCTATTACTCCCAGAACTATCGCTGTCGTTGACCAGATTGTCACTCGTCTTTCTAGTTTCGCTATTTGTAAGTTTTTCTGATCCAACACTATCTGAACTTCCTTGGTTATTTCCTGTCCCATTTCCCTGATTTGTTCCTCCGCTATTTCCCGGATCATTTGTATAGCCTCTATCACTAAAAAGCCCTCGTACCACTTGTTCGGATCTATTCCTAAATTTGGTAACGTTATCCCGAATAATGGGGTCTGTAATATCACTAGCAGAACGAGTATCATTTTTTTCATATCGTTTTACTCCTATAAATATGAGAATACCTAACCCTATCCATTTAAGATAGGGTAGTATTTTTTTAAAGAATTCTTTAATGTTATTGAGTGCTTTCTTCATTGTGTTTTGCCTTTTCATCTAGTTCAGGGCGATACCATATACTTTTACCTAAGTCTGTAGCTGTTTTAGAAACAAACCAAAAACCTAATATAAACTGAACCATGGTAGACCACATGTTCCATACTTCTGGCTCTGCTCTTTGGAAGTAAAACCCTGTACCTAATACAATCAAGAACCCAAACGTAAAAGCTGCTACTTTATTTCTTGTTTCTTTCATAACTCCTCCTATAATTTATCCAAATCCATTCAGGTATCATTTCCTGCCTCCATTTTAAATTATTCCAAAATTTAACCGAGTTAATGCTAGCTTCGAATTTGCTTCACCGGTAAGAGATAAACCGTACCGACCATTATATCCTACACCGAATACAAATCCTGCATCAGTCAAGAACATGATATAATACCCTCCAGAATCATACCCATTCCACTTCGCATCAATTATATTTCCATATCTTGTGTCGTAAGGAATGCGGACCCATGATGTTTGCAGAGTTTGATTTCCATTGCCTAATTGCCCATTACTGTTATGTCCGGCTGCCCAAAGCTCGTCATTCGTGTCTATGATAAACGCTTGATTACTATATGAATAAGTATGTGCATATGCTCTTGCGAATATATTTTTTGTATTACTCCTGGATTGAGGAGTAGGTTGATTCGAAGTTGATCCTATCCCAAGTTGCCCATTTCCATTGTGTCCCCAATCCCACAAAACATTGGCATTTGTCAGTGCATATGCAGATGCGGGTCCTCCGCCTGCGTATTGTATTTTAATAATAGTGTCAGGAACTCCAGTGGGAGCAATCGGAGTTGTTCTTGTTGTCGTGGTTGTATCCCCGAGGCTTCCCCATGTATTAGTTCCACAAGTTCTGACCCGCCCATAGACTTGGTTATCCGATATAAGCATAATCATACTTGATGAAGAGCTTACTCCGGAATCAAAATATCCAAATACACCAAGTACATCTAAAATTTGATCTGATCCGGTGATACCCCAATCTGAGGTTATGTCAATCCACGTGTGATTTATGGCTGTAGCACTTCCAATACCAAAATGCCCCTGCCCGTTGAATCCAGCTATCAATGTAGTACCATCATTTTGTTGAACAACGACACATCCGTAAGTTGTGCCCAGATTCCAGACTTCTCTCACATCAGTCCCCAGTGCTGTTAACTGTGTGAATGTGGTTCTGTGCGTCGTATCCCCCAACCCCAAGGCGCCATTTGCATTATATCCAACGCCATACCAATAGTTGTCTGATTTTTTGACCAGTAGTCTCCAGTCGTTGTGATCGTAACTCATGCAAGCAGGTCTACGATATTCAGTAACATCAGTCGTAACTAGAGTAAGTATTGCCCTGTGGGTCGTATCCCCAAAACCTAATTGACCTATATTGTTATAACCACAAGTATAGAAATTACCTGTGGAATATAAAGCGCAGCCACCGTGTGCCCACATATCCACTTGTATGAGGGTTCCTGTTTCCTGAATTGGTTTGAGCAATAAATAAGGAGAAGAATAGGTATCGCCGCCGTTCTCCCCGTTTAGAGTCCCACCATAAACGTTGGTTCGTCTGCCAAAAGTAATTACATCTACCGAATCGTACATGATACCATTGGATACATAAGACGTTTCTGCGATCAATCTAGTAATTTTCGAACGTTCTGATATAACTTCTCCAATCTGCTCTGTTATGCTTTGTGAAACCACTTCCCCTATCAAATGAATCCTGCCTTCATCTTCGGCAGGTGCAATAATCAAATCTTTTTCAAAGTCGATTCCTTCAGACCAAGGAATCTCAGCACCTATGTACTGGTTTACTAAGTCAGAATCAATAGCATCGTTGTACCAAAGAATTTCGTCAATAACGTATGAGAAATCCTCATACAGATTTATGACAAGATTTGATGATCCACCAGTGTAGGCAAGAGTAAACAAAACTGAATCGGCACCTACCCGCATTCTAAAATCTGTACCGTCTCGCTCTAAGGCGAATAGGCTGAAAGCACTTTGCGGAACCGGGATGCTTCCCTTAAAGACTCCACTTTCGAAAATCCCTAATGACCAATCCTCATCCACTTCCACATCGTACAGATAAGCTATGGATAAAGGAGTCCCAAGAGTCATGTAGATTAGTGGATCAACGTTGGGGGAGAAGCCCTGAACTGTTCGAGTAATTGTCATTGTGGAATCAAGTTCGTCTGGGACATCTACTGGACCGGAAAAAGTAGCAGTTAAGAAAAGATCTGTGAATTGTCCACGGAACAAGCCTGCGTCTCCAACAATGTAGTAAGTAGAGTAATCTGAAGATAGAGCAATCCCCCAAATAAACGATGAGCCAAATCCGACATCAATAAGTGAAGACCAAGTAGCACCGAAGTCATCAGAGATAGCAAATTTACCTGATAATCCACCAACATAAACATTTCCAGCTATGTCCGACACAACAGATAAAATAAGTGACGTACCAAATCCCACATCAACCAAACTTCCAAAAGTAGCCCCAAAGTCATCAGAGATAACAAATTTACCTGACTCCCCCGCAACATAAACCATACCGTTTATATCAGAAGAAACAGAATTAATAGAGGAAGTACCAAATCCAACATCAACAAGTGAAGACCATGTTGCTCCAAAGTCATCAGAGGTGGTGAATTTTCCACCAGCCCCGCCAACATATACTATGCCGTTTATGTCAGATGATACGCCTCGAATGATAGAAGTACCAAATCCAACATCAACCAGACTGCCAAAAGTAGATCCGAAATCAGTAGATATTACAAATTTTCCTAATACTCCACCAATGTACACCGTCCCGTTTATATCTGAAGAGATTGATACAATGTCAGATGAATCAAAACCGATGTCTATCAGTGAAGACCATGTTGCCCCAAAGTCATCAGACACGGCAAATTTACCTGCCTGACCCCCAATGTACACGTTTCCGACATTGTCACACGAGATCGCAAAGATATCAGAAGTGCCAAAACCAACATCAATTAATGAGGACCAAGTTATTCCATAATTAGCCGATACAGCAAAACTTCCGTCTTCACCCGCTATATAGATATATTTGCCCCCGGCACAAGATGCTACTGTGAATACAGTCAAAGCGCCAAAACCAACATCTACTGTTTTCAGAAGTAATTGTGAATCAACAGTAAATAAACTAGTATCTTCCAGTGCTTCCTTTATAGCTGTTGTAAGATCGTTTTGGAATTTTATCTGTAATGGATAGTCTGCTGTAGGGGGAGTGAGATTTGCTATGGATCGAGTATAGTAACCTGCCTGTCCACCAATATAGACATTCCCATTAACGTCTGAGGATGCGCTATACACAGGATTTGATAAAAATTCTATAACTATTATTGACCAAGTTGATCCGAAGTCAGTAGAAAGTACAAAATACCCATCTCCTCCTCCAACATAAACATTGCCATTTATATCGCAGGATATTATATTGATGCTATTTGTCTCAAACCCAATATCAACTAAACTACCAAAAATAGCTCCGAAATCATCCGATATGGCAAATTTACCGGAAGCACCTCCGATGTAGACCATGCCGTTTATGTCAGATGATACACCACGGATAGCAGAGGTTCCGAATCCCACATCAACCAAACTTCCAAAAGTAGCCCCAAAGTCATCAGAGATAACAAATTTACCATCATCACCACCAATGTATACGTTTCCATTAATATCTGAAGAGATGCTGTAAATGTAATCGGTACCAAATCCAACATCAACAAGTGAAGACCATGTTGCTCCAAAGTCATCAGAGGTGGTGAATTTTCCACCAGCCCCGCCAACATAGATATTACCGTTTATGTCAGATGATATTTCGTTTATTATTGAAGTACCGAACCCAACATCAACAAGTGAAGACCACGTAGCTCCGAAATCATCCGATATGGCAAATTTACCGGAAGCACCTCCGATGTAGACCATGCCGTTTATGTCAGATGATACACCACGGATAGCAGAGGTTCCGAATCCCACATCAACCAAAC